AACATTAGAATCGTTTTCGGATTGTACCAACACATACGCTTGCGCTGGCTGATCTTTCTTGAAGTAAAATCCGGTTAAAATATTATCATATACATCCCCTGAAAGATTTGAGATTGTGCCATCCCACTCTCCACCACCGGCGGCACCATCATAGGAAATCATCCCAAATATGTACTGAAAATCTTGCTTCTCGGTCAGGGTAACAATTAAGGTGTCTACAAGGGTTTCCCGAACGCTGTTTGAATAAATAAAGGCGTATAGAGTTCCATAAGTGCCAACCGATTCAGTGCGTCTAACCGTAACATAATAAGCAGTGTTTATGGTCAGGCCGATAGACGTATCTTCTGTATCGGCGGCACCATTAGTTTCCCTTAATATTAAAGTCTCGCTTACATATCGTACCGATAAATGATCTAAGTCGTTGTCTGCTAATCCGAACAATCCATGCCCGTTTGCAGGATCGTCATTGGAGATTGCCCACAAACCGCAGATTCCATTGGTTGACACAGTGGCCTTGAACTCAAATTGATGCTCAAAATCGCCGTCAAAATTAGCTGCCCCCTCGTCTTTGTGAACATACACATCCTCATCGGTATCCAGGTCAGAAACCGTAATCGTGTGCGCCGTTATCGAAACCCTGTCCCCCCCAATATCAACCTCAGTAAAATCGGTGTAATCATAATCGGAATAAAACGGAACAGTATTAATCTTGGAAGTTCCGGCAACCCCAATGAGAGACTTGTCCGTGTACCGCATGTTCTCAATATCGGCAAAGGCGTTTTCGTCAAGCAAGAGTGGGTCGTCATTCGGCTGCCATGATCCAGTAAAAGGCATCTCATATCTGAGAAGATCAGGCCTTCCCCCTGCTTGGTATTGTTGCCCCCAAACAGGCACAATACAGGCACACACCAGAAAGAGCGTTAAGAGTATTGATAATAATTTATGTTTCATTCTTCGCCTTATTAGGGTGTCACGGTACACAAAATATCGTCTTCCAGAACCACCATGTATTCTTTGCCGTTAAATGTGATTACTGTAGCTTCTGGTTCAGGGACAAACACCAAGGTTCCCACAGAACAATGCGCCACATCAGGTCCAATCTTGACAACCTTCCCCTTCCTATACCCCTGTATTCTTTGGCTTTGAAGTTCTGGCGGATTGATTGCCAGCAATACTCTTTGTCCCATTAAGGTAACATTCATTATTCTACCTCAACAGGGGCTTCAGACTCACCACGAGCCCTATCAAGTTCCTGTTGGTATATCGCCATGTATATTTTATACAAATCCATCCTCGTATCCTTCGCCCATCCCTGCGCCACAATATAATAAACCAGGGCCTTGTCATACTGTGCCGGAACAAGCACGTCGCCATTATAGGCAACGGTTGCTGGTCGATCTATCACGTATATGTCAACATCATTACCCGCTGCTGTGGCATCGGGAGAAGGGTACACAATTATGTCATTCTCCCACATTGTCCAATATACGGGCTCTCCCTCTGCATCAGGGTCTTGAGAAGAAGCGTATCCCAGACTTTCAAAAAAACCTGCCATGCTTCCTTCTGTCAGGAATTTAACATCATCATAAAGGACATATTTAACCACAATGAAGGGGTCTGCAAGGGGATAGTGCGTCTGACTTTCAACCAATGTTTCAGCCTCAACATCCTCAAGGCAATGCGACCTTGAAACAACGTCAAGAGTGCCGTCATTACACCATTGGAGCATTTCTGTGTCAGACCAGATACTTTGCTGCGTACCGCCATAAGTTGTCGGGTCGTGCAGATACCTTCTCGCCTGGTCTACTATGACGCTGGCATCGGTGCTTGAAGTAGTTTGATTGCCAGCAAAAGCAATGCCAATCCCTATGCCGATACTTAGACAGATTGCGAGCATGAATATTATTAGTCGTTTCATGTTGGTTCCTTTATCTTGGCTTCCACGGCATTGATACAGCCGTTCTGTACTTAACAACGATCTCTACATCTCCAGCACACGTCACATATACACATAGTCCCGTTGAACATTTGTCTGGACTTTCTGCGGTATAGCCACTAAGTCCTTTATAATCAGCCTCATAAGAAGCGTTTGGCACAATCACATCGCCAGAATTATCAACTCCATCGTACACATTAAAGGACGGGTCGTTGACTGCATCGGTTCGCAACAAAATGCGATACAGATAACATTCTCCGGTATAAATCAGAATCTTCTTATTGCTTGGTGCTGATTCTGAGATACGATAAGTTACTACATAGGTATCAGGCATTTAATAGCCCTCCAAAGGTCTACACAATAGATGTATCCAAGATAACCCCACGCTGAGATAGCCACAGCAATAGCAAGTGCGAGTTCTCTGCATTTTTTTGTTTTGAGAAGCGCGGCATGTTCAAGTCGTAATTGTGCATAGTCTTTCTTTGCCGTCGTCAATTTGTTTTTGAGCGTTGCCTTGGAAATGTTGAGCTCGGCAATAATCTCCTTGCTATGCTCAAAGACCTCAATATCTTCCTCAAACTGTTTTGATTCGTTGGCATAACTTTTGGCAATAGCAAACACTTCTCTTGCAATGTCTATGTTGTCAATAACCCTGTCATCCTTCATGGTAAGCTGTTTTGAGTGCCATTCTGCTATCCTGCCATAGAATTCTTCAGCCGCTTTTTTTATCTGGGGCGGTGTCACATCAAAGGGCCTACGCTCAACCAATAGCGGAAGAGATTTGTGCCTATCCTCAAAGAATTGAATCGTGTTTTTATTTAACATCCCGAAACTCCTATCAATAACAACCTGTTTGCTTGTTTAGGTATTGCCCCAGCATAGAGCTTGTTGCTATATAGCCATGATATATGCGCCCTGTCCTGTGAGGAAGAAATAGCCCCATCGGGAATCGGGCCAACTCGCTTTCCCTTTCTGCCCTTTCTGATCGATCTGCGTCTTTCTTCACTATCTCCAAAAGCCATGATTTACTCCTTAATCTACTGCGCCCAATTCTCCATAAGTTGTAGTCCCAGCAGCATCAGACAAATCGGATTCAGTAATAATAGTCCCAGCATCATTTGATATTCTATATTCGGATGCTGTAGTCTCGTTCTTGTTTCTCAAGTCCATATAGTGAAGCATCATGGCATCAGCGATTGAAGGTTCTGCCAATGGTGCGCCTGCCGATAATTCTGTCAGCGTATCAGTATAAAGCACGTCCACGACCTCGGCATTGATTTGATCTACATCAATTCTTGCATCGTCATTTAAAGTTCCCCCAAACCCACCTGACACGTTATCAACCTTCTCCGTGTTTCCATTAATCCCAATTGTTCCTCCATCATCACAAGAAACATCAATTGTTACTTTGCCTGTACCTTGAACCGTGAACTTGCTACCGGAAGCCATCGTCTTAACTTTAATGCCACCGCTCCACTCTCTAAGCCCTACAGTTGCAGCAACGTCATTAAAATCAATTTCTGGCGGGGAGCCGCCCGAACCAGCAGCAAAACAGTTATTAAAAATATACGTTTCTGCTGCCGAGATAGTTATAGTTCCAGTGCAACCAGTGCTATAAAGATTTGACTTTCCTAAAGTTGCTGTTCCTATAGTACACTCATGAAAATGGATTTCTCCTGATCCGGCAGTTCCAATTCCTGAAATATGGGCCTCAGAAATATGAGCATTTTCAAACGATTGCCCACCAAGCGCTAAAGTATATTCAAAGCCCTCAAATGTAAAGTTGGCACAACTGGCATCCATAGTCAGTGATGAGCCATTTACAACATGAAACTTGTCAATATTCAGATTTGCCGAAAGGGTCTTGGCCGCAGCCCATGTACTTACCGGATTCGTGGATACTCCGTCTATTCCCGAAACAGTATTGGTGTTGCTTGCATTTGTATTTATCCAAATCGCACCAAACGCGTAATCCCCCGTGCCTTGTGAAAACGACACAAAGATTTGATCAATATATAATGTTGCAGTGGATAGTGTAAAAGCTCCATCGGTGAATCTAATTCTTACCTTACCTAAATTAGCTCCAGTTCCAACCATTGTTGTCATTAAAGTGAATGAATTGACTTCATTAGTTGTACTTACCTTGCCTGCAATAGTTCCTATTTGCACCCATCCAGGAGCAACCCAATCATATCCGTGAATTTCAAGATCGTCATTGTTTCCGGTTAAAGCACCTGTAACAACTACAGAAGCGGGAGTTCCGCCACCAATTAAAAACTCATAATATAAATCCATCTCGGCAGTATCGTCCGTGTGGGTATGTTTTGTCCCATTTAAAGCAACGGTATCGGTATAGGTATTGGCCGATTGTGTGCCGGTGGTTAGAGTGTAGCTTGATGCTGGCCTGTTAACCGCCGCGCCTACATTGGCAATGTTAGAAAGTTGTGCTTGTGTAGAAGGGGCTGAGTCGTCAACGTACCCCACACCATTAAATGTATTTCTAAGGTTTTCGATGGATTCATCCGTTGTCCCTGGAATATAGCGTTCAGGGTCGGATAGCGTAGCTCCACCATCAACAAGATAGACATATTCCTTGGCATCAACAGCGGCACTAAAATCATACTTGTACCATCCAGTCGCCAGTTCTGTCATAGCTCCATCGTCAATATCAAGAGAGCCGTCCGCTACATCGGTGATATCAACAGTCGGGCTGAGTCCTGTCTTTGCCGCCCCAGCTTCCGAGAAATACGTCTTTATCATCACGGCGTTTGCGGCTGTAGTAAAAACCAACATGGCTAAACATATAAATGAAATGGCTTTTCTCATCATAATTCAACGGCCTCCGCCGATTCTACTTTAAGCTCTCCGGTATAAACAATCGCAACCTGTTCTTGAGGGGTTCCCGACATTGCATAGTTTCCGTCCGCATCCAAGGATATGAATATCGGATCGCCTGGAATCGTAACTGGCTTCGTGCCGATTACATTTCCCTCTTCATCGTAAACATCTTCTTCCCGATATGTTGTGGCTGTCACGGCCTGGATTCCGGTTATCCCGGATGTCTCAGGGTCAATCGTGCTGACTAAAGCCCTTTCCGGCAGAATCGTGACATTTCCCAATGGAACTATCTGACCTGTTGGCTCTGTAACCAATTCAACATACTTACAGACAACATATTCAAGAAGCGTGGTCGCAATCGGCTTTACTTTGCCGTCTACCGAATGCTTCACATCCCGCTCATGCCTCAGTTCCGCCTCGCCCCTGAAAGTCCGCTGGTTAATCATATCAACCTCGCCGGTGGGATAATATGTATAAGCGTCTGTTCGCTTTGACACCACAATTCCGTTCGGGTCTCGTGTTTCCTCCGTCCAGAAGATCGGGCGGTTGGAGCCGTCCCTGATTATCGTAATCTCGCTGGTTTCCGTTGGGGATGATTTCACGCCTTCCAGGAGTCCTTCGTCCCACAGGATCTTTGCGATTTCTTCAGGGGTTTGTTTTTCCGTGTCGATTATTGGCATTATACTCCCCCCCTGCAAAGACGGCAATAGTGTTTTGTTGTGCTTTTTGTTGTATTAACAACGCTCCCTGTCTCACTAAAACTTATTACTTTTGCAAGTCCAGTTGATGATTTTCTCGTTGTACTTACCCAATGATAAGCACTTGGAGTAGACGGAAAGGCTGTCTGATCAACAAGAGGTTGACCAACCCCTTCATCCATTAAGCTTGCCAGTTCCGTCCTATTCGCCACCCGCCAATCCGTATATCCGCCAAGACTATTAGCGTTCGCCTGATCCCTAAGATCAAAGATCAGGTCGTCAACCGTAACCACGCTAACCGTATCCCCTGCCGCCTCGTCCACGATTGTAGTCTCGCTGATCGTGAGCTTTGCCGCCGTGGTGATGCTGACGGTTCCGGTTATGTTATTGTCCGTGCTGCCGGATACGGTGATCTTTCTTCCCACGCAACAGGCTCCGGTGTCGAACTCTGCGGCTGCGGATAGGATTTCTCCGGCGGTTACTTCTTTGAGTGAAAGGTTGTCAACATAAGATTCACCTGAGGGACTAGTGGTTATAAATCTTATACGCTCATTTTCGCCTTCAGCAGTAAAATAATAAACTTTTGAAACATAACTTGCATTAGTAAGATTTTCTTCTAATGTTTCCTTTGTAAGTCCATCACCAGCGTCTCTTATTACAATTTGCCAAGTGCCTGATATAACTTTAAAGTCTAAAGTTAGTTTATACGTTTTCCCCGTCCCAATAGTTAAAGCGTCAACGGCTGAAAGCATACCATTATATATAGCGCCAGATACAACCCTAAAATGATGAGTTCCAACATTGGGATCAGTATTAACAGAGGTTACAGTGCCACCAGAAGGATCAGCAGCCCATCCTGTTGTGGCATCTGTCTCGTTGCTATTAGGATCAGAAGCCGCATTTGCGCTGGTATGAAGTTCGCTTCCCAAAACAGTCGCAAACGAAATATCCGTCTTGTTCTCAAGCGTCCACTGTTCCCAAAACAACTTCCCGTCAGCCGCAGGGCCGATGTCAGCAGTCGGAACATACCGCGCCCACATAATGCCGGTTCGATTGTCCCAGACAGCTTCGTTGGACAGGGCGTGGGTCTTGCCGTTGATTACGATATTAGTCGTGCCGGAATGATTGCCAGCCGTCAGGACGGTGTAATTCCTCGGCATCCCTTTTTCCAGATCGCCGTCGTCGCCGGATGCGTAGCTTGTGGTCTGGCCGGTTTCTAATAGTCGAGAAGCCACACGATGCTGTGATTCAGCAAATCCCGTAGAAGCTATCAGAGAAATGCACAGTATCGCTAACCAAGTTTTTAAAGCGGTTCTCATTAAAATTATTTCCCCTTCGTTGCTGGTTTCGTTAGCACCATTTTCCTACCTCGATTGAATCAGATATAAAATAATCGTCCCACTCTTAGTGTCACCGGCGTTTGCTACAACCGGAGTCAAGGCCTTTCCCACTAACGACATATACCCCCCGTCTGTCGTAAACAGGCTCCGATAGGTTCTTGCGTATGTTAGCGATGTGTCGGTTCCGTTTTGCAGATTCGCCCCAAATCCATCCAAAAGATCAAGGCTGTCAGAATCTATAAGCGTCACATCGTGGGCATCAGACGGATATGTTGTAGCGACATTGAACTCAACGGCATATGGTATCCCAGATACCGTATGGCTCCCCACTCCCGATACATCCCCAGAAGCATCAGATATCCAGGTCCATGTCACTTTTAAAATTCCATAGTCTCCATCCGAAGTAACGGTACAAATTCCAGCGGCGTAGGCATTAAAAGACAGTCCAAAAAGTAGCAACACAATAAGGATTAATCGTTTCATTCTATTCTCCTAAGAAATTACATAGTTCATTTCGTCCGGCAAATTAACAGGCTCGGACGATGCTAAAAGACTCGTTTCTATCTGTGAATTAACCAACCCCCAAATATTCTTCTGAAAGGCCAAAGACTGTTGTTTGTCGGCAAATCCCTTGGCATCAGGTCTTGGCAACCTCATAAGCTGAATTACTCCAAACGCAACCAGCCCCTCATGATATTCTGCCGGAATATCGCCTATTGCATCGGGCGCACCAACATAATCTACAATAATGTCGTAAGTATAATCGGGGTCATCAACAACAATGTTTTTCTTTCTCGGATACCACCTTGTGTCATTGGATTGTGTAGACTCGGATAGAGCAATTTTAGTGATTTCAGGCATTGTATCCGGCTCCAAGTATGCCTTGCCTCCCGATGTGTACGCAGCGTTGCCCGTTGACCCGTTCAGCGTGTAATTATCATCATCTACCACAGTGATTTTGAAGGTTCCGTTTGCATCCGTATTTCCACCAATGTCGTGATGAACCACAATGTTGTCAGTAGAAAATCCGTGATCTACGGACTGAATGTTTATCGGGCCAGCGTTTGTCGCATCCGTTACATCGTTGGCATTGTCCTCCAGGTCCCACACTTTCAAGACAGTTTGACAGTCGGAAGGCCATGAGAATATATGAGTAGTTGATGTAAGAGATATTCGTTTAGTGAAAAAAGAGGAATCAATCTCTTTTATTTTGAGCCCCAAAACGGTTACACCCCGAAGGATAACAACACCAATCTGCGTATCGCTTACAGTTCTTGTTTTCGGCTCTCTGATAGCTCGGCGTATTGCGATCACAATTTCTGCGGTGGTCATTGGTTAATCCTCATGATAAGTTACGGGCTTTTGATAAAATGGTTTCCCGTCCGTGTAGTTCAAATAAGTCATGTCTCCATGAGAAGCGGCCCAACGAACCCAAATATTGACAAGTTGCGCTCTCCGATATTTGCCGGGAATGGCATAATAATCGTGTTGTACAAACGATTCGTTCAAGCGCTCTTCCAATCTTTCCTGTTCTGGCGTAACAACCCATTTGTCACTTGGCCCAAATCCGAATCCGATCGGGGGTGGCAGTTCATATTCTGTGCAAGCCCTCTTGAGAATTACTGAAACATCAGGCGAAATACATTTTGAAACTTCTTCTCTAACGGCCCGATAACATTCTCTACCTTCCTCAAGCCCGGTATTGTAAAAATAGCCCCCATAAAGACCATCTACCCACTCCCTGCCTTCAATTCCGCATTTGCTTGGCCTGTCCATGCACTGTTGCAGCCTATAAAGTTCAAACAGTTGGTCTAAATTCTTAGGTCGAACCACCACTTTATAGCAGTTATGACAAGGACTTGGAATGATCCCATAACAAGGGAACCAAACTCCATGCCACATATAACACTTATGCCACGGCACTCCTTTGTGAAGAATAAAATCCTCCGTGAATCTAACATGCCCTGCAAAGTCTATTTTTTCCTCACCCTCGGTCAAAAATAACTTACCCTGACGCAAAGGTTCTCGAATGGGTGTCAGAATATCCATTTCTGTAAGATTCACAATCCCCTCCCTTGTGTAGTTCTCAGGGTGGTGTTACCCACCCCTCAAACCAGTTATGAATTAAGAAAAATCGTCTACTGTACGGGCGTACGGATCGAGTTCAATGTCTACGTGAATTGAACTTCCAGTTCCCGGAGTAGCGATTGCACTCGCCTGGACCTTGATCTGTCCACCGGACGGTATCACGGTGTTTCCAGTGCTGGCATTTTCAGCCCACGTAGCAGCAGCTCCCGCCGCCATTGCTGCGCCAAAGGTTGCCGTACCCAATGTAGTCCCGCTATAGGAAATCGTTAAAACATCGTCATTCCCGAAATCCATGTGCGCTCTCGCCCTAACATCCGCAATCGTACACCGGAATGGAGCCGTACAGTAATAGTCTACAGTCCCACTTGATTTCCCAAGGACTTCCATAGATATAATGTTGTCTGTAATCATAGTTCCTCTCTTCTATTCAGACCCTAAAGATTATGCAAAATTGTCATCGGTTAAAGCACCGGGGTCAAGTTCAATATCCACATGGATTGTACTGCCCGTCCCAACAGCCGTAAACTGAGATGCGGTTACTTTAATAGCCCCGCCTACTGGAATAACAGTATTTCCCGAACTCGCATCCTCCGTCCATGTTCCCGCAGCGCCAGCCGAAACGGATGCTCCAAAAGCAACAACTCCAAGCGTGGTACTTCCATACGCAAGCGTGATAGTTTCAGAGTCTCCGGGATCAACATGGCACCTTGATCGAACCGTTCCAATCGTGCATCTATATGGAACGGTGCAATAATAATCCACGGTTCCGCTTGATTTTCCAAGCAGTTCCATAGAAATTACATTTCCTGTAATCATGATAAATTCCTCTCTTTCTATTCTGTCTTAGACATTAGGAGGGTTGCCCCTCCCGTTATCTAATTGTCGTGTTTATGAAGGTTCGCTCAGGGTCGTATGTCGCACATGAGCTTTCCTGTGCATACAAACAAGCTGACCAATCCAACGGGTATTGGCTACCCACAGATCGGGTTGCTCTTTGTCATACTCCCACTTTGGCACCGTGAACTTGTAATCCTTGTGGGTCTTCATCTTCAGATAACGAAGATTCAGCCCGTCACAATACCCAGAGGTTTGTTTGTCATCAGATACAACCGGAGCCCCACCGAAAAGAACGTTGTCAAATCCGGCATTTACCAAATCAACGTCAGAATATCTCGCCTGTACTTGAAGAGTTCTCTCAAATCCATCCTTCAGGGTATCAGTCGTAATATAAAGATTCGGTTTGTCAGATTTATTCTGTCCGATATTCGGGGATCTTCGCATTGCCTGAAGCACCTTAAACGAAATTGCCTCGGATGTGGTAGTCACATTAGCCGCCCACTCAGACATGTCATCTTCAGCGATTGAGCCGTATGCCGTTGCAGTTACAGTGCTAAACAGATTGCCAAGCCCAAGGATTGAATTGCTGTCAGCAGCGGAAGAATAAATATCAGTTCCCATCTTGTCTCTTGCGGTCTTCTGAATGTTCTTCACCTTGCTTTGTGCAATATCAACCTTGGCTGCATCCCCTTCAACCTGAACATGATCGTTAAGATCAAGTGCGTTTGAAGAATAAATCCCTGCCCATCTGAATCGTGCAGCATTTAGGATGGTTTTCTTGCTCTGTGCAACTTTGGTTGTGTTTCCATATGAACCACTATTTGAGTTTGCATACTCAAGTATAGCTTTGATCTTTTCTCCGCCATCGACGATTTCATTAGGCTGAACCATGTTGGCTTCCATGCCACCCTTACCCATCAATTTCCAAATCAGTACATTATCTTTGAAATAGATGTCTTCAGGGATAGCATTTTCGTAATAATCGTCTGTTATGGCTTGTGCTTCACTAAGCGTTAAGGCCATGATATTACTATCCTTTCTTATCCGTTAGCCTTGCTATTCCGCTCTTAATCTCTCAAGGGCCGCAAGGCCACTTTGTTTTGTTTCAAGATCTGTTAATGGTTTATTTGATTTATTTACTTGGCGTATCGCTCCCCCTGGTTTTGTCAAAACCTTTTCAGAGGCGGCTACACCTTTCTCGGCCTTTGCAAGATCGGCCTTTCCTTTCTCATATGCCTGTGTCGCTCTGAGTTCGTAATAAGCGCTGAAGTCGTCGTGCAGCGGATTTTGTCGTTTAATTCCTTCCAACGCCCCACTTTCCTGAAGTGCCATAAAATCGGGATTGTCCTTGAAGAATTGCTCTCGGACAGTTGCCCCATCACGTTCGGAAAGTGTTTTTTGAAACTCCTTTGTTGCCAAGCCCAAGGTCTCATCTCTGGTTTGCTGAACTGCGTTTGCTAACCTTGCATCATTGGCTTCTTGCAACATTCGGAGTCCTTCGGCCATACCAAGGGTTCCATCTTCGATTTCCCGATAGATGTTTTCAGCCGGAGTCGCATTGGCTGATTTAATTGCATCAATGGTAGTTTGCATCCCAGCCATTTGTTCAAGCATGGCTTCTTTGTCCTGGCGCAATGTGCCAACCTCATTGGTATGCTGACCATGAACTTTTTTCAGGTTCGCCAATTCGGTCTCCATCTTTGCAACTTTCTCTTGTGCGCCTTTCAACTCTTCCGCTGACACAGTATTCTCGGCTGCTTTGGATTCTTCGCTTTTCCCCTCGTCTACTTTGGGGGGCATTGATCCTGCCGGAATTGTCTCTTGCTTTTTTTCTTCTGCCATTTTGTGCCTCCTCAGGGCCGCCAACAGATTGTCCGATTAAGGGTCTGTATCTGTGGTTATCCCTCGTCCTAAGTGTTAAAATAAAAATGCCCGACAAAACTCGAATTTTTTGAGTTTCACCGGGCATCAAAGTAACGCTGACAATCAGCGTCTAATCAGTAACCGTATATGTTTATTCTTTAGCTTTTAATTTCCCCTCCGTCCGAACCTTGCAATCCCCAATACCACCTTGAGCCATGTTAATTTCAAACTCGATCTTGCCAGTGGTTTTGGCTTTTCGTTCAGCTTTAAGATGTTTAATTATAAGCTTTATGCACTCGTCAAAGGTCATCCCGTTGCCACCAAATTATGTTCCTTGATATACCGCTTCAAATCCGTCCGTGTCTCAATCGGCCTTTCAGTTCCGGCCCGAACATTGTCCGTGTCCTGCAATGCACCCCTCACGGCATCGTCAAGCCAAGTTGGTTCATCCCTTTGGATACCACCACACCTGCCAAGTTTCTTGGCCTTTTCCCCACACTTGGAACATTTGCAAGTCTTTGGAAACTTTGTCATTGGATAGATTCTTTCATCTATGTTTTTACATGTTTGACATTCATATTCATAAAGTGCCAAGCTATTCCTCCTTCCTCTCAACATTTTGTGGTGGTTTTCCTCCCTGTGCTTCTCTCGGATTACCAGCAGACACCTTCTGCGTTCCAGCCCCCTCCTGCGGTCTATTCCCCGGCCCTCCTTGTGGCTCTAATAAATACTGTCTCAATGCTAAAGCGTCTTCTTCCTGCATGCCTGCTGCGATAAGGATTTGCAGGGCCTGGTCCAATTGCCCCTCTCCGGCCCTTTCAATAATTTGTTTCCACCCAGGGAATCCAGTATGCTCAAGGAGAGCTTGTCTATCTATCGCCCCTAATTGATAATATTTCTCAGCTTGTGCCGCCACCTGAAGGCTTGTCTTTGGCATCGTACTGCCGGACTCGACCACATAATTAAATTTTCGACCTACAAGATTGACTCCAATTATGCCCTTCGTTTCGCCCTCAACCTCTAAAGTCTCGTACTTTATGCCAAAGTTTTGAGTAAAGGATATATTGCATTTCCCCCTGAACTCTATCAGATTATCAACCATCTCAATCTTATGCTGTATCAGGACAGCGTTTCGCTCTTGTAAAGCCACGATTGCAGAAGCCGCAACAACACCCTTTGGCCCAACCCCCCTGTCAGCATCTTCAATCTGATAAACTCGATCAAAGAAGTTAATAAACATATCAAGAATAGTGAAAAAGTTAGCCGGAAGATTCGGAACAGTCTCAAATCTAATAAATTGGGAGGCTTGAACATTGGTCGGCATTAAAACAAGATTTGGCTTGTTGTTTATCATCTCCCGTGTAATACCACAATTCTTTGGAATAATAAGCGGCGGGAACATTGCTCTTGCAGCCCAGGCTCCGACCTTGCTAATTAATTCATCAATTTTATAATTGAGATCCCCAACTTGCTCTGCTGCCGAAAATCCCCAAATATTTGTGGTGTCTTCATAACTGTTTACTTTTGTGAACGGGAAATGATCGTACAAGTAAGAATATTGAGTTGCTTCGGGTGGTAATTCGGGGTTAATGTTCGGATTGGGCTTGTCGTCTAAGACAATCGGTTGCTTGATATTTTTATCTTTTGTCTTGCTACCGCTTCCCGTGAGAGTAATTACCCTAATCCCCCCCGGATATTTCGGAACCTCTATTTCTTTAATAAGGATATCTCCGGTTTCTTCGTCCACCAGAGGTTCGCCTGTTTCTTCATCCAAAATTGGTTCGTCAACTTTCTCTGTTGAATAGTCCCGAATCCAAATCTCAATAACAAGCGTTCTGCCCTGTCTGATATCAAAAGATTTCTTCCCTGATTGCTCAACCTTGTTATACGTTCCATCATACCTTGCCGCCCCTTCCCGTGAAGCCGAAGGAATTGGCTTTTTTTCTTCTCTTTCTTCGCCTAACAAACTATAAACATCGTCAGGTTCTACCCCTGAGACATTAAACATTTTCTCAACGGCTTCCACCAATTCAGGATAGCCATGACAAATATACGGACAATCTAAAGAAATGTCTTCCCAATTTCCAGGTGCAGGGAAAAAGGCGTATGGGTCTACAATGGAAATGTCGCCCCTTTGCTTTTTGAAGTCATAATACGCCTTTTCAATGGTAATCCCATATTGTTCCATTGCAAGAACGCTGATGCCAAGTTTTTGTTTCTGGCTCGTGTCTTTCCACCATTTTCTATTCTTGGCGGTTAAGAGGTTCGCTGAACCATCATCGTCCCCATCAAGGTCAACTACTTCGGCAATAGGATTACGTGCCGTGACGTTCGCCTTTGTGCGTTCTACGTTGGCAAAGAACAGGTTAATCGTAACCTTGCTTTGGTCCTTCTTGCTTTTGTCCTTTTGCCAATGATCGCCACGATACAGCTTATAGTTTTCCATCCATCGTTCAGGAAGCATCAGGCGGTCTCGTTCGTCACGGGCAAGATCGAAAAGATTCCACATAAAAGGGCCTACGTCTTTATGCCCTTCAGGTGGGAGATTAACCAAGTTCCATTTATCGCTTATGTTAGGCATGTTGTCCCATTTTTTCTACAAGCAATTTTAATCTGTCGGCCATTTCTTGTGGGCCTCGCAAACTATCCTCTCCGAACCATTCAATAAAATGCGCATGTTTTAGACCATCAAAAGTACCGTCACAATAATCCGCGATAATTTGATCTATTCCTTCGCTAACTTCCTTCATTTTTTCGGGTACTAAAATTTTCTCAAGACAAGCGCTTACGTCTGCTGCGTCTGCTTCAATGTTTGGTAAATCTATTCCCATTATTCCCCCTCTTTTTCCAATTAGACAATCCCCCGAACTACGGGAACGCCCTGTATGAGAACGTTGTGCATCCCGGCATCAGCCAACTTCTTGTTTTTATATCTATGGGTCTGCTTTACTGAGGCTTCAATTCGATCAAAAAGCTCTGGTCGCATTTGCACAATTTTTAATTTTTTGGCCCTAATTTCTCTGGCTAATTTTGGCCAAGTTGGTGCATTTGAAACCGGAAGCCGATTCTCTCCTGCTTTATGGCCATGTGGGTCGTTTTTAAATCCAACGCTCAAAGTCTTTCCAATAGTTCCCAACGACATTACTCCAACACCCGCAATACCCAGCGTTTTTAAAAACAATCTTCTTGACATGCCCCCCTTGTCCCTCATCACTTCCCTCCCTTTTCACATTTCTTCCGATGGTTAAACAGCGCAATCGGATAATCAAACTCGGCGCCACATCCGCACACATACTTTTTCTTCTTGGGCTTTGGCTTTTCCTCAACATCCTCTATTTTGCCATTAAACCGATAGTTGCCGTCACACATAAAATTGCCACAGCACGGGTACTGAACCGCATAGCCTTCGATACTATCCGTAATACTGTCTTGGTGTACGCCACAGAAGCCTTGTCCTTCGTCCCGATATTGCTTTTTCAGCCTGAACATGGCAGCGTTTATGGTCTTGTCCGGATCAAAGGCATCTGTTGTTTTCAGCCAACTTTGGGTGCAATGTGGGCATATTACGTCAGGCATTAGAATCTCCCTCTTTGATATTCGTCATTCCCTCGTTGGCTTGCATCTTAAACCGACTATTGAACCGCCCCACAATACTTGGAAGTTTCGGTTCTTCTCCTGGCTCAGTCTTGTCTGCAAACTCATCCTCAAGGTTGAACGCCTCGCCCTTGGGTTCTTTCAGGGCAAACATTGATTCATAGGGTTCCCTTTTGGTCTTAAACACCACGAAAGCCCCTAAAGCAAAAGCTGAAAGTGTCGCAAGCCACCCGAATATCATTCCCCACACGAACCATTGCATTGATTGCATTGTTCTCTCCTCAATTCATCCCAACTCCAGGCAACACAAGATTGCTCATAAGTTTGAAATAAGTTTTATACAGGTCACCCTTTTCGTCTACAACTTGTACGCTCAAAGCATGACCCATGTTGATATCCACATAATTGCGATAATTCTTGTTCTGCTCAACCTTTGCTAATTGAATCTGTGTACTTCCATTTTGTTGCGGTAGATACCTAACTACACAGGTGTTTTCTAACCGAAGCCAAGCGTCTCCCAAATAATGTTTAAAGGCTTCATCCTTGGCTTGCTTACCTAAAAACTCATACTTTGGTGTTACAACATGCAAAACTTTTGACATAATTCCCATCCTTTTGTATTGCCGGAGAAATCACCCGCCCCGGCATCGGGGGGCGCAAAGGAGGGGGGAAAAGCGCCCAGAGGTTAAATCTATTTTATGATTTTTTGCATCCAAAATTTACCAGTTTCCTGATTAAAGCGTCCAATGTACTCAGTTATTGGTGGTGGCGAGGGCGCTTCTTTAATTTGTGGCTCTGGCAAGCTGTTCGTAAACGCCATCACTCCATAAGCCAGTGGGACGGAGAGCAATCCGCCAACAATAAGCCCTATCACAATCTGATTCTTAATTACAGGACTCGTTACATAATCCAACAGTTTTCCCATGTTTTCCCCCTCCTAACATTGCCAACCAAGTTATAGCAAGCAACCCATTGACAGCGTTCATTCTAAACATTGAATTTGTCGAACAACAAAGCACGATAACGATTAAAGCCGTAAACTGTATGGCGTTCTTTCTGGTAAACTTCCATACAAAATTCCCCAAATATCCACTTACAATTACAGCAAAGCCTACGCCCATCTCTATTAATCCATTTACAAATGTATTATGCAGTCGGGTCCAGGTTCCATAATGTCCGGGCAATAAATGGATATTTGCTTCAACTAATTTTCGACTGATTGCTTCCCAATGGCCCAAACCACACCCCCACTTCCAATGAGGCAGGTATATTTTAAAGGCGTTTTTCCATACAATCCATCTATCGCTGGCATGTGGGAAATCAATAAATAGCCAGAATAGCCCAAACAAGATAATAGAGGGGACAATGACCCAATAATGTCCTAACACACAAGCATAAAAGATTGCGCCTATTGTCGTAGCTAATACGCCATTAAAAGAGGATGTCATTGCCAATCCAAAGAAAACCATAGGAAGACAATACCAAAGCTTGATATCTTTGATAGTGACATAAGCCCTTCCTCGAAATCGCAAAACACAAGAAGTCGGCAAAGAATATATTGTACGGTCCCTTAAAAATGCCGGAAAACACAAAGCAAACAACGCTGACCCCTCATTGGGGTTAAACATCAATCCACACACGTCCCCTGAGAACAGAGATGGTATCTTAAAATATTGAATAAACGTAGCCATAAAATGAGCAAAGGCAATTACGCATATAACATCCATCAATACTTTTTCATTCCCAAAAGAATGTATAAAAAAGTACCATCCAAGCCCGAAAAGCACACATTTCAAAGTAGCTTGCGATTCAACTGTAACCACAGGAACAACATGCGAAACAACTGCTAACAACATAAACAGCGCTACCCATTTATTGATTCCCCAAAGAACTGCAAAAAACACAATCAGGACCCCCACTTGAAATAAGCCAAGAACAAAATCGCGCCCTTTTCCCATTTCAAGTGGAAGCCTGGTAATAGCAACCATAAACAGCATAATCGCTATCGCGGGTGCTATAAATTTACATTGTTGAGTTACAGGTTCCATGCGTTCCCTTTAACTTTAAATTAGCAGACTCATGGCTCGTAGCATTAAAAATATCTACCGTTACCCACGTTCCTGCGATGCAAGCTGTTTCACCAGTTGCATTAAGTGTCAAAGTTAAAACTTCGTTGGATACGTCAGGGTTGCTGGCTGAACCCATCAATACTTCTGATTGTTCAATTGCTGTAGCATCAAATGCTACTCCGTCATTGTTGACCCATATTCTCCAGTCCAATGCCCCAGCAATCCCAACATCTGTGTCGGAAGAAACTAAGCAATAAATTGTCAAGCCACTTACATAAGTGCTTGGGAGCCTAAATGTAGCCTGGATTGCTCCGGTCTCACCACTATTATCCCACGTAATGCTCGGAATATTGTCATCATCACCAATATCGGGAGCGGTATTTTCGTCAATATCGTCACCACCATCAACTGCCCAACCAGCCATCGGGAGGTAGATCTCGCGGATTACGTCAGCGATTTCAGTTGCGCTGATAAGCCCGGATCCAAAGGCAGCTGCATCGAAATACGCTTTAATGCTCTGTTGAGTGGCTAACCCTTCGTCGTCGTCACTCCCCATAGCGTCTTCATCATAAATGTCATACGTTGCAAGCCCACCACCTACAGTAACAGCCTTGTCGGCTTCCGCCGCACCCATCACAAAAGCCGGGGCCAAGGCCAGCATTAAAGCCAAAAACATCCCTAACAATCTTTTCTTCATGTCCGTTTTCCTCCTAAAGAGTTAATGTTGTTAATCTTCCAAATTAAAGGCTTGATCGCTCTCGCCTTGACCTGTTACGTTTAGCCAATCTATTTCGGCTTGTGATAATCCTTTTTTTGGTTCATCTAACAATACGGGAGCGGCGAATGTTAACGCCAGCGCATCCGCTAAATCAGGAGAAGCCAATCCCCTGCTTTTCATATCTTTTTTCTTTTCAAGCTGTAATCTACTTTTGCCGTCAAATCCGTATTCTACACCGATTAAGTCGCTTTTAAGTTCTTCTTCGTCTGGGATTGAACCACCAGCACCTAACCAATCTTTCATTAATTGCCACATTTCAGCCCGTAAATTCACAAATTCATTGGCTTTTGTAGCTCTTTCTCCGGCATTAACCTCATAAATAATATCAAACCCTAATTGTCTTAGTCGGTCACAAACACCGGCACCAATCCCAACAGAATCCACAAATACTGTCTTGGGCTTCCACTCCTTTATCTGGCCTGCAATATGCCCGGAGAACTCCATTGTATCAATTTCACGGTATGTCAATATTTTATGGGTCTGTAACCCTTGCCGAACATAAATAACGCTCTGGTCGTCACCAAATCGTGCTACATCAACGCCCATAAGGACCGGAGCCCACCCCCAAACATCTCGTAACTGATCATATCGTTTAGTAACGGCACCATCTACAACGTCCTCACCAATAAACTGAGTTGTGGCAGCTTTCGGGAATTTCCCCAACACCCTGATTCGTACAAAGTCGCTGTCATCGCCATAATCATCAATCCACGCTTGAAGTTGTATTTGATTGGCTTTCTTGGCAGTTCGTGAATCAATCGCTCTTCCTGACCATCTATGCCTAAATTTCCCCCAACATTCCTTGAATCGGCCTGTATTCCGTGTTGGATTACCGAAAACAACCCAAATTGCTCCAGGGGTTGTCATTGCACCCTCTGTGGTTTCCCAAATTATATCCGGGATGTCAGAGGCTTCATCAAAGATCATCAAGACGTGTTTTTCGTGAGTGCCGGCAAACGATTCAGGACGATCCTTTGACCACGGAATTGCAGAAGCAAACCAGGTTTCTCGATCATCCTTCTTGTATAGTTTTGTAGCTGTCCATTCAAAAACAGCCTTGTTCTTTGCCAGCTTGTGCCACTTTGCAAGTTCACGCCAAGTTTTTGTCTCAAGTTGATTCTTGGTGTTGGCGGTTACAACTATCTGTGGATGTTCTCTTGTGGTGATAAACCAGTATATAATCCAAGCAATTAGAGTAGTTTTTCCAATGCCGTGGCCTGACCTTACAGCCTCCCGAATTGCCTCGTTTAAATGCCCTTCTTCTTGTCTTTTTGTGGCTTCTCCAAGTTCTTTTAATATTTCGGCCTGCCAAACATCCGGGCCTTCCTCGTCCCTTAGAATCCCCTCTCCCCAACAAAAGACATATTCAACAAACCCCAAAGGATCATGGAAGAACTTATCATATTCCTTTTCCGCCAAATACCCCTCAACCACCGCAGCATCCATCTTCGGCGCAAACAGTTCCGCCATCTTGTCGATGTCCGGTAGGGCTATGTTGGGTTGTGGTGTCATTTAGTCAAAACATCCATTCAAGACCTCTTTGGTTATACATTCAACATATATGTGCCTTAGATGTTCTTCTAATTCGCTGTATGTCTTAAAAACAAACCGTTCCGATGCCCGTGAAACAACAAAGCCGTTGGCTGCTTGAATGATATTAAGCCCTGATTGGGGGGCTTGTTGTGGGCCATAATCAACACTCTTTTCTTCTTTAATGTCATTTTTCTCCATCATCCCCTCCATCTAATCCTTATATCGACCATTCAGCCGTTTTCCTAAAGTTTCGCAAGCCCTTGTAAGTATTTGGGAGCTTCTTGACTCGGTTATCTCGAAGAACTCCCCGATCTCTTTCAGCGTATGTTCCTCCCAGAAATATAGCCATACCATCGTTTGCGTACGTTCCGGAAGAGTGCCGATTGCGCCTTGTAGCTCTTGATTGCGCTCTTTCTCGTCCAATAGAGAGTGCGGTGTTTCTTCATCGATAAACGCATCAATATAACTCACTTCGTCTGATTGTTCTGGGCCGTCCTCGGTATTAAATAAAACATGGTTATCAAAACTAAGGGTCTGCCTTCCCTGTATTTTTACCTGAAGCTCATAAAATTCATCAAGCTCAAGCCCCATTTCTTCAGCTACTTCGTGAGCCTCAACGGGCCTTTTCAGTCTTTCGGTGGCATCAGAGATAGCCTGCTTGACCCGCTTTATCCGTTTCCTGGTTAACCGTGAAACCCCGTCACCGTCCCGTAATTCGTCAAGGATCGCCCCCTTGATTCGATGACGAGCAAAGTTCTTGAGTGAGACCTTGGCCTTTGGATTATAGCTTTCTGTTGCATCTAACGCCCCCAACCACCCGGCCTGTAATAAATCATCAAGAAGAACATTGGGCGGTGTCTTGGCGTAATATTGACTTGCCAGGGATTCTACTGTTGGCTGTAGGGTTAGGGGGTCTAGCATGTTACTCCATTAAAAAATTAGACGGGCGGTATCTCAATTATAAAGTTTTAGGTAATTCCTCTGTCCGTGCCTTTTTGGCAATTTTCACAAGCTCGTTCTGAATAATCGCATCTTTGATTGCATCCCATGTTTTTCGGCAAAACTTACCATCGGGGAGATCTCTGCCCCGTGTCCAATCTTCACCGGCTCGTGGAGTTCTATTTGACATGATGCACCCCAAGTAGTCTCCTTTGAATACAATATTGTACCGATGATGATGTGTATAAATAGTTACTTGCGTTCTCGTCATTTCGAGTTGGCCCGTTTGGTTTTTGTCCAAATTAGAAGTAATTTCACAATGGTCATGAATCTTACCCCAAGGGCAAATTTCCTTTAACCATTCAAGCAATTGTTCCTTTCTTTCTTCATGTTCCATTTCTATTCTCCTTTTTTATACCGCCCGTCTAAAAGCGGATTGTTCCTCCAAAAAGAAAAAGGGCTCCCCCAGGCTGGTACCAGGAAGCCCCTTTTGTTAAGTAGCCGTCGCTACAGTGTTAGATTGTGTTGTTAAAACGCTTGTCCTATCATCCACCCTATTGCAAAGAAAACAATAAACAACATTAGGCCCTTACCAAAAGCCATCAATATCCCCCCGGAGGCATTGCCTCTAAGATAGCCTTTTCGTCTTTAGAAAGTCCGAGTGTTGGTGATTCTAATTCCTCCACCAACTTCAAGCGTTGCCTGTTTAAAGATTCCAAAGCCCTCACTTTTTCATAGTCGTCATGTTTTTTGTCTTCGTGGATTGTCTTTATATGTTCATCACAAAGGACTATTAAATATTGTATATTTTCCTTTATCACGTTCCCTCCCTCACAAAATCCTCTTGGCTCAGACAGCAATAGTGATCAACTGGCTTTATAATCGGGATCGTGCCTTTTCCCTTGCAGACAGGACAGGAATGGCTACTGTCAGTGCCGCCATCTACCCACTCAGACACATCTCCAGTTATCCACGGAGGCCTTTCTACGACACCGTAACCATTACAAACTGGACACTTTTGGACTTGACAAGTTTTGTCCTCCTGCCCGTCCCGATAAACAACATCAACCATCTTCAACAGCGTGTTCATAAAGCCTGAGTATGGCATTGCTCCCGACTTATACGCCCTTGCCGCTTTCTCGATTGCGTTTATTGCTGTTTACTTGGGGGTTGTCATAATTGATTATCCTTCGTACAAAGCCGATCAATATAAAAACTAACTGAACTACAATTTTTTTTAGTGCATCCCTCTCCACTACCAAAAGAAAGCGAAAAGTTTTCTTTTCTGTTGTGAACAATGATGTCTACTTCCGCGTCTTGGTTGTAGTCACCCAATTGATTTATTAGTTCTCGAACCTTCCAGCCCATGTTCCTCTCCTATTCGTCATTCGGATCAACTATCATGTCCATATCCACCTCCAAACCCAAACCACCAGAAACCCCATACCCACAACGACCATGCCGGTTATTATGCCTAATGCTCTGGCTTTGGCCGGGGTCATTTGCAGAGCTGTCCCCATAAGCAACTATTCATATCGCAATCCCGTTGTATTTCTGCCGCCAACAACATATATCGCACCAAATCTTCTCGCTCTTCTTTGGGATACTTTCTCCCCGCACAATCACAGTTCGGAACTGCCTTTTGTATTCGATTTCTTGTTATAATCGGTAGGTCTTCCACCATTTCACCCTCCATCTTTCGGCTTCCGCCACATCAACCACGGCAGCGCAAAGCGGTTCTCTTTGGCTCTGGCGGTCAGTTGTGTATGCGCTTCTATTTTTAGTCTTTTGACATGTTTTTTAGCTGGATGTCCACAAAAAGGACAGGACTCCCCCTCTTGCAAATAATCAAGATCCCCTATCCCACAGTTTTTACATCTCACCTCCATACCGGCGCACCCGCAAGCCACGATACACCCACGATAGCAGCACAGAACAGGATGCAGATGATAACCATCACTGCACCGTTGGTTGGCCTGGTTGGCATGTTGTTCATCGCCTCTTTGGCTTGTATAGCTCTTGTTGGATACGTTCAATGCGATGAAACAATAAAATTGCTATTTCAGCAGCACCAAAACCGCTCCGTTCTCCAATCTGATCAAGGCTTTGCTGTGTCCCAAAACAAGCGGAATATTCCTTATATGCTTCTTCCGCAACTATCCTTGGCAAGTCTTTGGTGGGTTGCAACGGAAAAACCTGACATTCTTTATTATAGTCCCTCCACTGTCCGTTCGTACACATAAACCTCATGTCTTCCTCCCTCTCTGTCTTGTCTTTCCCCATTTCACTTCTCCAACAATTACCGCTGGTTAGTTGGGTGTTGCCACAGCACCGTAAGAATTCAAAGGGGCAAGAGGATTTGAACCTCTGAATAACCGGGTCAAAGCCGGTTGCGTTTACCACTTCGCCACACCCCGCATCATTTTGGTCCTGATGGCAAGATTCGAACTTGCAAATACTCGGTCCCAAGCCGAGTGGCATACCAGATTAGCCCACACCAGGACTTACCTGGGTGATAATGGTTTGTTGTCGTTCATCCCCTATCTTCCTCTTCTCTTAATTCCATATCAGCACCACTCCTCTTCCTCCGATCCCGATACGTCCGGGTGTCTTGGCACCTTTTACAAGTACACCGAGACTTTCGGTGGGTAATCCCCTTGGTTGTGCTTCCCCTTATTTGCTTCTTTCTGGTTCGGCTCATTTAGTGCCACCATCCCCAACGACAACCATGCTCCCAGATAAAAAGCTGGTCAATTAGGATATAAAGCGCTAAACCGCCCAACATAATTACACAAAGAGAGAGGTTGATCATAATAATCTTATTGTATTTTTCCTCCTCTTTGATAAGGGCGGACATTTCTTTATTAAATTCTTTTGCCTTCACGCTCCCCTCCTTCTGTGTCATTTGTTTGACGGTGTTAATCCTCAAACAGTTCTTTTAGGTAATAAATTAAGCCTTCAAGGTCTTTAAAAACATTGGTTTCGGTTTCCGTTGACACGACAAACCCATTCTTTGCCTCAGTGATTACTATTTTCACCTATCCCCCCTAAAAGTCATCAAAATCTACATAATATCTGTTATCAGACCTTGCTTCTTGTATGCTTACCACTTGATAAGCTCTTGTAATAACATGCGATACGCTCGCTTAATCCTCGCAAACCAGTTAAAACAGTACATTCCCTTGTAACCCCTTCATGTTATTTTCTTCTGCCCCTGACCCTTCAGTTCTGCCACCTTGGACATCACAAGCATGAAGTATTCTTCACCAAAGATCAATTTGATTGCCTCCAACAGTTCAGGGGGAATCCCGATCTCAATTTGCTGTTTCTCGCTCCAACCCTCAAATCTCTGATATGCCAGCTTTGCAGCCGTGCTGTCACCCTTCGCAGCCTGTTTTAACACGCCCACGTCCGCCTTTGATAGGTGTGGGCTGTATTTCTTGCGCCTCATGTCAAGGGCTTCTGCCTCTATTTCGCTGAGTTCGTCAGGTGTAAAGCTCTGGTAAATGGTCTCCCCTCTTGCATATCCCAATATCTGCAAAGACATCTGTTCCCGATTTAAAAACTCCTTTTCTGGGTTTCCAAGCCATTCTAAAAGTTTAGCTTTATTTCTAATTTTAACAGCCATATTTAATATTCTTTGTCTTTTCTTTAAAATCCTCAGGTAAAGAAAGTAGACTGAACAGGTAAAGAATAGTGTACTGAAACAGGTGTTTTCAGGTAAAGAAAGTAGACTGAAGCCCTCTCGCAAATGCACTGTTTACGCTGTTTCATTTTGTCCCTATAATATAATAGGCCTGCGCCTATTCAAAATACCTTTAGTCTATATAAACTTTTATGTTTACTTCCTGTTGTGCCTTGAAAGTTCCCCTGCTTTATAACCTCTATGAAATTATTATTAACCAATTCTTTAATGGCCTTAGAGAATGTTGGTTTTGAGATTCCCAAATTTGTGAGTTGACTATATGGACACTCAATAGTATTTGTGCCACTTTTGGGGATACGAGTTTTATATTTAAATCGAACGTGCCTTAAAAATATCTGATACACCCATCTGGCACTAAATGAGAGTTTTGCAAGTTTTATAAATAAATCATCTGGTATTGTTAAAAATCCCAAGTGCGTCTCCCATAACGCTCCCGGTAAATGTTACCAAGGGAGGCCGGATCAGGAAGTCCGGTTTTCGGTAGCTAACCTATCCCTTGGCTTGTACTTGTTGCTTAGGCTGTTTGTTCGACCAGTCTAAACGACAAACTGTTAATTAACTTCTATCTCTTCATGGCAGAACGGGCAACAATTGCCATTATTCCACCACGATCTCAGTCTTGCTATAGTTCCGCAGTTCTTACACGTCCTTGGATTGTTTAAAATTAAATGTGTTGGTGTATTGTCTGGTGATACAATATCGCTTAGTTGTTGAGGTGAGGCTTTGGTTCGCTTGTTCTTGAGTTGCCTAACGCGCCTCCAAACGGTCATTGGCGATACACGACAGGCTTTCGCCGTTTTGATTGGTGACATGCCCGAGATAAGACACGCTTTGATTTCGTTGTCTTTGTGTACCCCAAGATGTTGCATGTTAAAATATATTACACACACTCTATAGAAACTGTCAAGATTTATTATTTGCCTCATAGGTAACGGTGGGTGCCAGATAGTCAACTGATTATGCAAACCCTACCGCCTTGTGTCAACTTTCTGACACACATAATTACATATAATTACCAGTAACATGAAAATAAATATATTGTGCTAAATTGGTATGTTGTGGCTTGTTGTAAAACATTCAAAATAACGTGGCACGAATATTCCCCTTTATATATAGTAAAGGGTTTACATTATAACAAACAGCAAGGGAGGGAATTATTATGATTACCAATACAAAACAGTTTTCTATAACAGGCATTTGCAAGAACGACATAATTGATAATTTTGCAGAAACACGCCGGGCAGATCAAGTCAAAGCTAAAGTGGACAAAATGACTGGTCAGGACATGATTCGCCTGGCAAGCATGTTGGAAGATGCGTATGTTGACCAGTTGCTTTGGGATAGCTTAACGGCTATCTTTGAAGAGCATTTTTTAAAACAGGAAGTGTAGGAGACCAACCAATGCCAAGACAACCACCAACAACAGAAGAACTCCGGAAGCTCCTGAAAGAGCTTGAGGCGGAGGTTAAGCTTTATAACTTACTGTATGCAGACAAGGGAGGGAATAATCATGGAAGCCAAATTAACCCTAAATGATGTCATTATAGAGATCACTCGCCGGTGCAATCTACAATGTGAACATTGCTTAAGGGGGAATGCTCAAAATATTGATATAAACACAAAGTTCATTGACGCTTTATTTGAACGGGTTGGCTATATCGGCTCACTTACAATCACAGGAGGGGAACCAGGACTAAGGCCAAAGCTAATTAATTACATTGTTGAGAGCGCCAAAGCCCACAATGTCGATATTGGTAGTTTTTATCTTGCAACAAACGGGACACAGGCTTCTGATGATTTCATTTTAGCCCTCATTAAATTGTATTTGTATTGTTCAGACAATGAGACAACACAAGTTGAGATTTCAAACGATCAATATCACGACAATAATGAAGAAGCAACGAGAAGGCTACAAGCCCTTGCTTTTGTTAACTATAAACAAGGAGATATTCTTGACAAATTTGTAATAGCAGAGGGTCGCGCTAAAGACTTTGGAGAAAACTATAAAACAGATTATGGTTTTGAAATCGATGAAGATTATATTGAGGGCACGGTATATTTAAATGCCTTGGGGAAAATTATATCTGATTGTGACTGGAGTTATGAAAACCAAAGCGATCATTTTGTGTGTAATGTTAATAAATTGGCCTTAGATAAGCTTGAAAAATATACACCTTAAGGGGGAAACAACCATGTATAATGCGCTAAGAATTGTTGAGGCAGAATCGGTAGAAGATTATCTTGATCGATATTACAAAAAAGATCGTATGACAGACACACTGTTAGAATCTTACGAAAAAGAGTATAAAGAGAATGGCTATGTTTGTACAAGCCATCACGACAATGTAACGGGGGATTTTATCGCATGGCCGTCATATCCGAGCAAGACCATAGCAATACCTTAAAGGAGGAGGGTGAAATGCCAAGAAAGTTAATTAATCCAGCGTATGAGGCCCCGGAAAATAGTGTTGATCTTTTTGATGCTGATCGAAAAAATGAATTTGGAGAAATGTATTGTGTAGCAGTGGCTATACTGCATTCACAAGTCGGTAGATATTGGAAACGTTACTTAAAGGAGGCCAAATGACAATCTCAAAGACAGCATTAGGTAAAATCGCTCCGTTGTACTACGCAGGTCGATGCGATATCACCACGAAGGATCTTGAGTTGCTTCGTAGCACGAAACAGTACGCAGACTACAAGAAAGCTAACGGTATCTTGCAAGCCGTGGAGTATACGCTTGCCAAGATTATTATTGACTTGGATGACGGATTGTTGGGGGGTGGGGAATGAAAAAGAAAAAGGTAAGTTATTTTGATGATGGAGTAAGAGCTATTGAAAACATGACAGCATCGGGCATCGGAAGGCAGGGACGCAGACAGCTTGCAGGGCGATTGTTTGGCAAAGGTCATGCGGGATGGCAGAAATACAAAGAGGCTGAGAAAATCCTCAAAAAAGACTGACAAAGGGAGGTGAGCGCCATGTTACAAGAAGATCAAGACTTCCTACAGCTTGTTTCAATCGTAACGTCACAGTTTGGCTGTACGATTGACAGCGTTGACGGTAGGACAATCAGCATAACCTGTCCTACTAAAGACATTGAAGTTGCTTGCGCTCAGGCTATCGAGGAAATTATTGAAGGGGGTGGTTAATTATGAGTGGAAAATATACACCAGGGCCGTGGAAAGTTTTTGTGGATGACGATGACGTTGTTGGCATTGAACATAAAGGAGGGGTTGTCTGCTCTACAATGGGAATAATTATTAAGGAAGATGAGGCTGACAGTGCCAATCTATTGGCAGACGCGCGATTGATCGCAAAGTCTCCCGTTTTATTTGAAGCTTGCAAGGAGGCAATAGAGGTTCTTGACGATATTATAAACGCGGCTGGTAACAATCAACCGTATACCGCAGAGGAATTGAGTGGTTTTGGAATAGAAGCGCTTGATAAACTCCAAGAGGCCATTGCAAACATAGAGGAAGAATAACCAAGCCCATCAACGGGGCCGACTAAACTTAAAACTACACCACCACAATTCCTGTGACGGACTAAAAGATTCCCTCCCTGCGCTCTCCGCCCCTGGCTCCGGTGTAGGCCAGTCCTCCAAGTTTCCAAAACTTATAGGAGGTAGTCCAATGACAAAAAAAGAAATTAAACAGCGCATCATTGAAGCCTTTGCAACTAAAAGGTGCTATGGTTTTCCGGGCCATGCACAAGAAGAGTGTTGTAATTGTGTTATCGTTGACAAGTGCGCTCGATATGTGAAGCGTACCAAGAAATAGGCCCTGGTCGGCCCCTAAACGAGAAAGCCGGAGACATCAATTATCAGTGTGCCTCCGGCTTTTTAGGTCAATAGCATGTTATTTCTTTTTCATCGCATCGCCTCCTTCAAAATCCCCACCGTAGCGGACAACCGGCGGCCTTCCAATCTTTCACTATTTCCTGAATATCGAACAAAATCTGATAACTAACGTATTTTATTTTGTTTTTAAAAATGCCCGTATATTCTCGATTTAATACTGGCTCTTGGTATTTCGTAAAAAACAATGGGGGGATCTCCACAAAAACAGCGTTTCTCCCTGCAAACATGGCTATTTCTCTTGCATCCCCTTCGGGCAACACCACCGTTAACAGGTGCCTATCTAACGGACATCCCGTGAATCCATATATTACACCTAACGGTAAGTTTGGTTGTTTTAATTCTTCCCTAATGTAATCAACCATATCAAGCCCAACTTCCCCTGGCGGTTCTTCCATGATAGAATCTGTGTATTTTGGTGTTCTAAAGTTTATTTTAAATTCCACAACTCCCTCCTTTATTTCTTCTTTACAGGTTTCTTGGTTTTCACCTTCTTGTCGGTAGCCTTTAAAAAATTAACCGCGACAGCCTCAAGCTCCTTGAGCTTGGCCGCCATGTCTTGCTTGCTGAGATACAAGGTCACGTCTTCTTTGTTGGTCCACTCTGTTTCATCGTATGTCCAGAATACCTGTATAAAGCCATCTTCACTCACGGTGGCCATGGTGCGGCCCATGCGGTTTTTATACTCTACTTTCACCTTGTCGCCCACTTCATCAACAATTTTTATGTCTTGCTTTTCCCCATCTCGCACAACAAATCCATCACATTCCGACTTTTCTTCATTGGATGTTTGCTTTTTTATCGCCATAGCCACATATTCATCCATTTGACAGACCGTTACAAGGGCCTGTGTATTCCCTTGGGGGTGCAACCGTTTGTTTAAAAATCCAATTCCGTTGGTTATGGTTATCATCAAAACAAACAAAACCACACAAAACCCCGGAATAAGCTTTCTCCTTTTGTCCTTGCTTTTTGTAAGCTGTTGAATAGTAAAGATCCCAGAAAACAACAACATCGCCCAAAGCGCTATAAGCCCTAACGTAATCCAAAACATAACAATTCCCTCCTTCTTTCATTCTTGTTTTAACGGGCCAAATAGCCACGCTGTTGAATTACCTTGCTACCCCCTTGGTTCTACTCCGTTGTGGCAACCTGCTCACGATTTAGCCCGTCTCACCCCGTCTCACAAGTTTCATTAATCCCCTCAAGCTCGCCCTTCAGCTTTTCCAGCCCAAGGATGCGACTTTCAAGCCTCTCAATTTCTTCCTCGTGAAGGGCGATACTTTTCTCAAGGCTTTTGATGTGGGCTTGTGCGACCTCTTTCTTTTCTGGCAATGGTGGTGGTTGGGTTGGTTGCCGATCTTCTGTTTTTATCCAATTCATAGCACCCTCCTACAGCCGGGGAAGTGCCCCTGCATGATCCGCGTGACTACATCCGTTTGAGATGTGTCAATCTTCCATTGACGAGGTAGCCGGGACGAAAAAAAATAGCACCCGTCCATTTGTTCCTCCCACATGGGACAGTTCACGCACTCAGTGTTGGCGCATAGTTCCTTTAGCTCTGACAGCTTATAGTCTTTTAGTTTCATTAGATATCCCCCCTTAATTTTAATTCGTGCGGTTGAGTTAAGTTTTGTTTTAATCGCATGCAACACGAAGGGCATAGTTAAGTTGCTCAACCAATGTCTTGTCTGTAGCATCGGGTAGTTTGCAATATGCGCCCCCTGGTCTTTCCAGTGAAACCCACGCTGCTCCATTCTCCATATCAAGGCTTAGCGTCCATCCTTCTGGCAATTCCCTACAGATTTTATTAATTATTTTTTCCACGCTTCCTCCTTAACTATATAGAATTGTTGCATTATCAAAATGGAATATCTGGTTCCTTAATCTCCGGCAACTCACTATCGGCAACCGGCGGTAACATATCCTTGCCCTTTAATATTCCAAGAAAATACTCTAAGGTTGCAATCGCTTGTCTCTTGCTGGTTCCAAGTGTTACCTTGACGGGTATAGCCTTGTCTCTTGGGCGCCTGTCTTTGTCCTGGGGATATGCCCAAGTTGAAAATATTTCCCCACCTTGTCCTTCTTTGGCATCAATCAGGCTATATGTGCCTTGATACTCATCCAACTTTGTGCCTTGTGACCACTTTTCTTGTGTTATTATAAAGTTGTCTTGCATTGTTTCTCCTCTTGCTTTTTATAACAATTTTTACATAAGCTTTCAAATGTATGGTTCCACATTTTTCCACCCTTAAACCCAAGAGTTTTACACAAGTCAGCCAATGCCTCTAAACAGGTGTCTCCAAATCCCACCATAGATTCTTGCAAGTCTATAAAATTTGGTTGCATAGCACACATGGCATCACCATCCAGGCTTAATGTGACACCAAGGGGAGTTGCATAATGTTCCGCATCTTTATCGTTGCAACCCCACAACGCAGCCAATTCTTTCACCCTTTCCATGTTGGCTCCAAGCGAAAGCCCCTCAACAACAATTCTCCAAGCTCCAGCCCTATCCGTAGAGTCAAATGGCCATAAGGCTTTTGCAAAACTACTTTCTCTAATGTCCGCCGCTATTCCCGGCAAGTTCCTTTTATAAATCAAACTCCCATTTACGTGTAGATAATACCAGCCTTCGATTGACATCTCCGCCCCCTCCTTTAAAGTGTTTTATCAAGTTCCGCAATCCGCTTCTCAAGCTCTTCCTGTGATATCTTCTTGTTCATACACATTAATGTCAGTTTCATCTTCTGCCTGTGATTCGGGTCTGGCTGTTCCTGTCCTGCTGTCGGTGGCTTAAACTCTGACAAACACTTAGCGCCATCGGGCTTGTTGGTCTTATATACGTCCTCCCACCCCTCTGCATTAAGCCATGTTGCCGGATGGGGAACATATGCGCCGCCGTCTTTCCTCCAATCCTCTGAAGCCTTGGCCTCGATTATCTTGGCAAGGATTGTTTTTAATAGTTGATCTGACGGCTTTATCCTTAACCACGCTTTTCTGGCTGCCCCCTTTGCCTTCTTGTTGGGCCATGCCTTCCAGAACATTTCAAACCGCTCAAGCAGGGCTTCTGACGGCTTTGGCTTATGGGCCTTGCGAAGCTTGTATGCTGCCAAGATAGCCCTTACTGCTAAATCGTGGGCTTGTTGGTAATTAAGAGGGGAAACCCTACCCTCTATCGGCACCAACACTTTGGTTGCCCACTGGCTTGCGGTTTTTTTGTTCATTAGGGGTTATCCAAATAATTTTAGTTGTTGGGTTTCGCGTTCGATTCGTTTCGCTGCTATCTCACAGTATTCTTCTGAAATTTCTATGCCTATCCATCTCCGGTTTAGGCGTTCACAGGCTATTGCTGTTGTGCCGGAACCGAGAAAAGGATCAAAAATAATATCGGGATCTATAGAATGCTTTTCTAAAATACGAACAAACAATCCTACAGGTTTTTGCGTGGGATGAACCCTTTTTTCTTTGCATTTCATGTTCTGCTGAATCATTCCATCCCACAAAAACCGTATAATTCGTGTAGGGCCATTAAAAGAAGTCCATGCCAACTCCCCATCAGCAAAAGTTCTCTCTGGCGTTACACCACAGCGCTTATCCCATATAAGCCAACACGAGGAGGGAGAAAGAGGGTCAGCAAAATAATTCCCACCAAAAATTATTTGATTCTTGGAATTTTGAATCATTTGAACAAATGTTTTTTTAGGAGGTCTTGACGTATCCCAATTAGCAATATCTGTAAATTTGGTATGTAAGATGTGTTTTGTTCTACCAAAACCCTTAACTTCTATTCCAGTCCCATACGGAGGATCGGTCAAAACTAAATCAACTGGCTCAAGCTCTGGCATAATCTCAAGGCAATCGCCATGATATAGTGTTCCATGTTCTGTCTCAAAATACGGCTTCATTCCGGCTTCCCCTCTGGATATTCATAATATTCCATGAGCTTGTCTTGTTTCTTTTCTCTGCATTCAGGACATTTGCAAAACGAATTGACACCACGCTTCTCTGCCAGCTTCTTAGTACAGATGATATGGTAAGGTACTGAGCCTGGTTGTTTTTTAGATGTCATAATCTACGCCCAAACTGTTGCGATTTCATTTTTCCCTGCGAATTTCTTAGCCTTCTTTTTGTTCGTAAAGACTGGCATAACCCCAACGACTCCGCTCTCTTTGTCGTTAAAGGTCGAGCTTTGAGCAAAGGGATCTCCGAATGTATCGGTCAATCCAACCTTCCCCTCCTTGTATATTCCCAGAACTACATAATAGCGTTTTGCTTTTTTACTTTGCTTCATGTTTACTTCCTTGTTTACTTTCCTGATTGCTTCAGGCCATAATAGAGAATCCCCAAGGCATCAGCCGTTGCAAGCGTTATTTTCAAATAGGGAAAGAGGGCTTGCGCCTTTGCTTTTATCTTATTCTTTCTTTCCTGTTTTCGCTTGGCAAGAATTTGTTTACGTGATGCGCCCTGTATTTCTTTGGGGATCTTCGGATAATTCGGCTTCCCTATAAATTCGTGCTGCCATTTGGAGGGCAAAACTTCTATGTACGGTATCCCAAGGGCGATCAAGGCCATTTCAAGGTGTCCACAATGTTTTGCGAACTTAACGGCAGCGGGGCCGCTATTCCCTGGCATATAGCCTCCGACACGTTCAATGTAACAAAATGGCTCACTCTCTGCATCCCGAATCCCTTTAATTTGATTATAAATATCTGCGGGTGTTTTTTCCATCTTGCTTGTCCATATATTTAGCCTACCGTTTTTAAATGCCCACGCCAGCCCTCCGGCTTGTCCAGGATCAATTGCGAAGATCATTATTGTCCCTCCATTCTCTCTTAATTTCATGCCAGTCATTCCGCGAGCATACAAACGTCACCCGAACCATATCGTCTGTCATATTGACTAATGGCTTGCTCCTAAAGGTTTCTTCTTTGAGTATCTTTATTTCGTACGTCATTTCTTCTCCTTCAGGTAACTTCCCTTGTTTTGCATCCACCACGCAATAGCCTCAAGGTCTTTTGCTGAAAACTTGCCATTTAAAACAGCATGCCTGTCTCCCTTCTTCCACGACAAGTACCAACGGAGAGCATATAGGTTCCCATGCTCATCTATTTCGTCTCGTAAGGCTGAGTTGGCTAATTCTTCATTCATTTCTTCCCCTTCTTCTTTTTCTTCTTGAGGCGATAGGGGTCATTCTTGTACGGATCGTTTTTGTAGGGGTCTTTGGGCATTGGTTAAGCATCCTTTAACTATACAAAAAATTCATACCCGCAACTTACACAACTTTCGATTAGTCTTTTTAGTGTTTCGTGGTGTCCGGTAGCTCCACTAAAACCGCCGACTCGTAAAATCCATCCATCAGTCTCTTTTGTGATCATTCCAGCAAGTTTTCCATCCTGCTTGGCAAATATCGGTGCATGTTCCAAGTTGCTTCCCACCACCTTGGACAAGTGGATTGTTCCCGTTTCTTCGGTCATAATAATTTTTCTCATAATTCCCTCCTTTACCCCTCAATCAGTCTCTTCAGTACCCTCAAGCAATTCTTGCACTTGGGGGCTGCTGGATCGTCAACATTCAGACAATTCCGAACTGGAAGAATAGTTCCACAAACAGTGAAAATGTCAAAAAAATCTCTCCGACATTCTACATGCCTCCTCTTCTTGCTGCCCTCTGGTCTGGTCGTTACCCATTCCATTATTCCCCCACCTTCCCCGCCACAAGATCAATCGCATCCTGCACGGTCTTGACCTTCTCGGCGTCTTCGTCTGGAATTTCAATGTCAAAGTCTTCTTCGGCGGCCATGATTAGCTCGACCATATCCAAAGAATCAAGGCCCAAGTCATCTACAAGGCGATCTTCAGGCTTAATTTCCTTTGTGGTCATCCGTGGCTCCCACATATTTATCTGCTCTACGATTATCTTTTTAACCTTCTGCTCTATCTGTTGTCTGTTCATGGTTTCAACAGCTCCTTTACGGCTTTTGCAAACTCGTCAACTTCTTTAGGGACTTCAAAGGTAAAACACTCTGATGTAATTTCAACTTGCGGAGCTGTACCATCGTCTACTCTATCAGCATCCATCCAGCCCTCTTTGCTTTTGTCTGTGAATCTAATCTGTGTTGTTGTTGTTTTCATGCTTTCCCCTGACAAAGAGCTGTTTGCAAATCTTTAATCGCATAGCATTGCTGGCTTTCTGTTTTAAAGCCATAAGCAAGACAACCAAAACGGATATCATCGTCCGTTTCTCCGTGGACAAAAGATTCATTTTCGTCGTTAATGTCTGTTACAATATATCCTTGCGGAATAAAATCGTACCATTCCCCAGGATATAGCCAATGGTTCTTTTCCCATTCTTGCAGTCCGATAGCCTTAAGTGTTTCGGGCGGTAATGCTTTAAGCATGTCAAACCATTTCTCTCCACCCTCGGGGATTACTGGTTCAATCCCATTTATGCGTTCAAACTGAGGAGTTCTGATTGAAACAGGGCCAATTCCTTTTAAAAAACTTGCTAATTGATCTATTGACATTATTTGTGTTTTTTTATCTATTTTCATTGTTCCCTTCCTTTACTCCGATATTTTAGTGGTGGCCAGATGATCTTCAATCATCTGTATCTTATCTTCCAGGGTCATTATTTCGGGCTTCTGGGCTATGCACTCAGGGAGGCGGCGGTACGGCATTCCATGAAGTGTTTTGTAATTAAACAATGCACAAGATTTTTTCCAAATACAAAAACAAGTTAAACAATACTTACCCTCGCTCGGTATTTGATTCATAGCTTTACCTCAATCTCTTCTGCCGTTTTTCGGAGGTTAGCCGCATATTTGTTTAAATATTCAGCCAATTGCCTGGCATGGTTAAGAATGAAATTTTCATATTTCCTTGCAATGTCACAAGTACATCCATATACTATTTCTTGGTTGCCTATTTCTATTGTGCCAATAGCACAGTCCGTTTCAACATAGTGGTTGGGATCGTCTTTAGCTTTTTGTTGTAATTTTTTTAATTCACCTTCTTCCCAATCCCAAATGTTGTAGCTATCAAAACGGGTAATGCCACATTCACAGTGCGAATACATCCCCCACAGTGGGAATCAAAAACACTACTAAACAATTCTGAACATTGTTCACTCATCCTCTCCCCCCAAACAGCCGGAACCACTCTTCGGCGATCAGCATTAATAGGAATTTTATGCGAATGATCATTTTGTTGTTCTTCTCCCGTGCATTTCTTCAATCGATCGGACAAAAGCTCTCGTTTTGCCTCCTTGAGCATCACCAAATTCAAAGTATCCATATTTGTCATTCAGGATTTCGATTTGCTCATCGGTTAACGGTTCCCCTATGGGTAAGTATTGCTTAATAATGTTAGAAATGTTCCTAACATTAGGAAATGGTGCGTCATCATGATCTGGTTGCATGTCGTAAAGCGACAAAAGCTCTTTTGCCACCGCTTCGATGGGTTTTAATTCTTTGCTCGTCTTCATCCCTCTTCTCCTTTGAGTCATTTTATGCTTACCTTGCTATTGGTTTTTAATAATAATGCACTCAGCTATCTATTTGGTGGCTCCGGCTTGCAAATGCGCTTGGGGCGTGGGGTTCTGTTCCCAATACTATTAATCTGCCAAACTGCTGGCCTTTCATTTCTATTTTTTTCATTATCCACTCATGTTTTTTCGGGGAATCTTGCCAAACATTCTTCGTCCTTTAATAACTCACATCGTTCGTATTGGCACACAGCCAAGGTCTTCGCTTCGTTGTCAGTGGGACATTTGACAACACCCAAGGGCTTGACCTCTCCTTCGTCCCCTTCCTTCTTGGAGCCGAGTTTTTTGTCGAGACTCGTTTCTTGTGGCAACTCTTTGATTGGGATGTCTATAATGTCGATGTCTTGACTTATTCCAACATCTGCTCTGTCATCATAGCCCGATGCTTTTAGAAGTTCCGGACTTTTTGGAATACGCTTGGCAAGCCTACGGATAGCTGTCTTTACCCACATTGACCAAGAATCATCGGTGTTCCAAGGCGAATCCTTTTTGTTCTTTGCAGCGGACTTGTTCTTTGCGGCCGTTGCGATTCTTTTGTCCACTACCTCAAAATCATACCCGCCATTTTTAAAGTGCGCTACTGCATAGGCGTAAACCAATTCCCCCACATTAGCTTCTTTTGTTGGTACATGATACAGCTTTGGAGTTAGTCCATAAGCATAATCAAAGGCATCGCTTTCATAAACAGGATGTGCGCTGAAATTTGTGACCCTGTCAGAGCGATAGGCTAAGTCCATATAGCCCTGGTAGCCGATGATTAGCTGTGCCTCCCTCCCGAATGGTATCAGGTGCGCCAGCCCCAATGGCCCCCCAATTTCGAGGCCAAGCATGGAGGCCTCAAGGATGGCGTTCAAAAGTGAGTGTTGGGTACAGTCTGCCAACTTCGGTGTTCGGGCAATCGCCATGTAGGCAATCCGGCACATGCGTTCTGGTGTAAGATGCTTCGGCAAGACGCTCTGAATGGCCTTGATGTTTTGGGTTAGTAGTGCCTGCACTGTGCTTTGCTGTCGTACTGTTAGTTCGTTTGACATGTTTCCTCCTTGTGGTCGGGCTTTTGCGTTTGTTTATAAGACCATTCAATTAAATCCAAAACCGTATTAGTGGTTCGGATTCCTCCGTGCATTACTGCGTCTGCAAAAAGCTCGTCTAAGTGCTTATGTAAAACAACGTGCCTTTCGTGATGTGTTTCTTCTTCCACGCTTCCCTCCTTTAATCTGTCCATCCAATACACAAACCAGATGGATCTGCAATAGCTTCTGGTTCTGGATTGTCAGGATGACCACAACGATCCCTTTCGTCATCATGGTAACCACAATTCCCACACGAACATCCCTGTTTTCCCAAGTTTTTCATTGTAATATAATCGCTATCCTCACAAACATGTCCCACCTTATACCCTCCTTTAATTGTTAAACCAAAGTTTCACGTACTCTGCATCAAGCCAGCCCTTAGGTGGTCTTCCAGCATCATTCCATTTTACGAAATTTTGACAGAGCTTCCAATATGCGTCCTCTGCAAGCATCCTACTTTTCTCTTCAATCGGGAACGGTTTTGCAAGCCAAGGCTCTTCCTTGGAGGCCACCATAAAGACCATCGGCTCTGTTGGCCCATGTATGGTTTCTGCTCCTTCGTGATAATGGATGTCCTGTACCCACAACCGACTTTTTAGCGCCGTCCTGAAGTTTGAGAAAGAAGCGTATAGCTTGAGATCGAATATATAATTGATGTCGTCAGTCTGTATAAAAACATCATGCAGGGCTTTCTTCTTGATGCCTTCTCGCTCCCATTCAACACATTTCTGGAATTCTGCAACTTTCAATATTTCTTCAAATGGATGCCCCAAGACCTCGCAACGGAGCATGTTATTCACGGCCCGTCCCAGCATGTCCGAATCCTTCTTGCCGATTGGAATCTTGCCGGGGTGAAGAAGGCACTGGTCGAGATAGGCATGTTTCGTTGAATGTGTTTTGCTACGCACTGGACCATCATCATTCTTTTTCGGCTTGTTGTAAACGAACTTACTCTCAAGGTCTTCGCCATCCTCTACCCACTTCGGCAATTCTTTAGGCATATCGCCATCAACATCGCACTCAAAGAACCTCTCTTTAAACAGGCCCGTACCTTTAACTCTGTCCTCGATCAATCTCTCAAAGGCTTTTCCTTGCTCAAGATACGGTGAAGGCTCCAAGGTCATAAGCGCGTGGTCTTGGCTCTCGTAAAAACGTGAGAGGTTGGTGGATGTTAGGCCGGGGAGCTTGGCGTACTCGGAGTATTTCATAATATTATTTCCCTTACCAGTTCATCATTGTTGTTTAGAAAATGAGCAAATTCCCCGCTTTCAAGTAATATACATTGATATTGCGTTTCTTTTTTATGGGGCCAAACACTATTATAGTAGTATTCAGACTTCACAGCCCTAACACCATTCGTTGTTTCAAAAACAGCCCCCCTTCGTAAATCTCTTAGTTTTATATATTCGCTCATTTCTTCACCCGACCCTTCTCAATCACAAACACGCCGATATTCTCTGGCACTTGCGAAGGGCGTTCTCCAACGATGGTAGCAAGAATAGTCTTCTGCTCATCCTTGGCTTTCTGCACGTAGTTGAAAATAGACCTCCCATTCCAAGAAATCCGAATCCGAACTCGGTGCGCTGGTTGCTTGCCGTACTTTTCATCGTATGCGTCATTGCTCGTATTATGAAATTCCGGTATCTGTGTCATGGGCTATTTCTCCCTTAAAACATCTTCTCAATCAACCGACACGCCCCGTACAGGCCGCAAAAGGCCCACGCTACGAGGACTACCATTAATGATGCTACGTTGCTATTCGTTTTATCATGGACAGTCTCCTTGCGCCTTATCTTGCATTTCATTGTGTGGGTTAATACTGGGATTAGTCACGGCTCCATTGTTGCGAATGTCAGCCCATGACCACATTTCAGCACCATCTACATGCAGAGAGAATTGAATTTCTCCTTTTGGCAATTCAGGGTGGTTTGTGGTTCTCAATATTTCTTGGACCTTATTAGATATTTCTCTTTTTTGTCTTACTGAAAACATTTTGTTCCCTCCTTATCTCCGTTTTGGAACCCTGCCGTCACTTCTTTGTCGCTTCCCAACTATTAAATAGCTGACCACCGTTGCGTCAGAATACACATCGGTGGCTACGGACTTTAGCTCTTTCGTACTGTTCATTCCCATTCTAACCAACTGAGCAATGTCTCTTGCGGTTTCGGCCTCAAGAGAAATCTCAAAACAATGTTTATATTCATTAAGTTTTGCCTTCACGTTTTCCCTCCCTTAATCATGCACACAAATTAGTTTATACTTACACGGCTGATCGCAATAATTTTCAGCCTTCCCAAAACAATCAAAATTTCCTGCCCTACGCTGCTTCATCCGTATCAGTGGTATCAAATGTATTCTTGCACAATCGGTACAAAACCCGTCACTGTAGCCTTCAACCCTTGGATTGCCTTCACCTTTTGTTTTTCCACAAACAATACACCTGAATTTCACAATACCCCCCTGTTCAGAAGGTCATTTGCACAATACCTTAAAGATTTCGTCTTGGATTCTGGGCCAATCGGTGATGAATAGCTTGGCTATCTGCACAGACAATTCATAATCCCCACTATACCTTGATGTATAAGCAACCCCCTTAACCTTCTCGGCTTCGAGTTCGTCATCCCTGGTTAATCGCCTATTGGTATGGTATGATCGTTGGTTTTGATTGAGACAGTTATACTCAACGGTGATTTGTGTCCCGTTTGACCAAACATGAACCATATCTTCAAAGGAAGTGTCCCAAACGATAGATGGAGAAATTTCTACATTGTTTCGTAAGTCCATGTATCTATCAAAACAATACCGAACGACAGCATCCTCTGCCAACGAATACTTCTCAGGCACAGCCGGAATGGCCTCGGTCTTGGTTAGGGGAACTTCAGTGGCTTCAAAAAGCGCCCAGTTTTGCATAGCAGAACCACTGTGTTTGTTGATATATTCTACAGCGTCTTTTTTTGATTTAAACAATTCCGCTCCAACCCTGGGACTACCCCCTATAAAAATGGATTCGGTTTCCCATGTAAGAATGTAAGAGGTTTCTGCCCCTGCAACGGAAGCCACCAGTAAAAATGCCAATGCGATTAAGATTGTTCTTTTCATGATTCCTCTCCTTGGGGTTATCTACAAATAAAAATGCTGTTCACAATGAGGACAAAAAATCTTGTCACCAGTTTGGGGCAAATCTTTTTTAACAGCCATGCCGTCCTGAATTATCAACTCCCACCTATCGTCAAGATCCTCGCCTTGGGCTAACAATTTTCCCTTAATCCCAAATTCAGGCATATCTTTTCGCATGTTTGTAATAATTAAATTCACCACTTCAACCATACCATGCGTTTTTTCAGCACCATTCCACCGAAGCCCTGTAAAATCTGATAACAATTCGAGATCAACATAATATAGTTTTAATGATTGACCCCATTCTGGGTGATCTCTACAGTCTTCACCCAAAAACGACTGCACCCGCGCAAGTTGACTGGCAGATAGTTCCTTGGTAAATTTTAATTCTCCGTTAAAGTCTGTACTATATCCCATCGTTCTTCTCCTTTTAAAATTCCACAACAATCAAGCAGAAGGTTTTATATTCCCTCCCAAACAACCCCTCCGGGGTCACCTGTCAAAAACAGTTCCCGCCCATCATCAAAAATTCTATAACCCTCAAGCTCTGACATCTCCATTCCAACAAAGCACCGTTCAAAGACAACTTCGCCCTGCTCAAGATCATATTCGTACAGCGCCCATCCATTAGCCGGTTCTGCGTTGCCAACGAGCCACAAGACACCTCTTTCCCATGAATATGACTGAACGTACCCAGGGACATCATAAGTTGCTACCATCACCCCATCGTCCAGCGTAGAATTAGAACCTGCTAATGCCTTGGGATTGTATAGCCTGAGTTGGTTCCCATCAGGTCTGGTATAATCCCCGGTTGCCAAGCAAGTTACACCATTAAGCTCAATATATTCAGCACGCATGAATTGAATGGCATGAGGATCGGGAATGACATTAATAATAGCGTTGTCAAGATTGCCTTCTGCTTTAAATATGCCCCAATCAAAGACATACCATTCCTGGTTCCCGGCAAGGAGCGATGGATATCCTTCTTTAACTGCCAAGGCTGTCGGATGTGCCAACAAAGGAACACCGTTTACATATAACGATCCTTCCCAAACTACATTCACCTCTTCGTCTATCTCGATCACCTTTGCCGTACTAATCTGAGATTCAGAGCTTAAAAGGTACAAAGACCCGTCTATTCTTTCCGCAGACTGGCCTATTAATCCTGGAAAGTTAAATCTTGTGACCGCAAGGCTTTCGCATTCGTATTCAGCTTGTGTTTCAGGGGGAATTATCTGTGGCTGTGTGTCGCGTGGAGTGTTGCTTCCGCAGCCAGCGAGGGCGAGTAAGATTAGTATGGTGGCGAGTTGTTTCATGGCTACCTGTTTTTTATGAATTGATCGCGGTAATCAATTACTGGAGTAAAATCATGTTTAATAACATAAATATTAGCACACCGTCCTTTTGTTTTTCTTGCAAACCCCCGTGCCAAGTTCCAAGCTAGTTCTTCGTCTTTAATTAACTTTTCTCCTGCGTGTTTATCGGGAAAATGGTCAGATCGCAACAAACCATCTTCTATCCATTCAAAGCTTACCATGAACCCTGATGGTTCGGCCCCATTTATAATCTTAAACGCTTCTGCAATTTTCACAACTCCCTCCCTTTAGATGTGTGGGGGTTAGTAGGCTTGTGGTTGTGGCGAAATTATCAACCCTTCAGCCTGCTAACCTTGACGTTGACCTTTAGTGCCGGATCACAATTTTGATCGTCATCTAAAATAGTCTGAACAGCGATACTTTCAACATTCAATCCTGTAGTTTCTCTAAAGTCATCCAAAGCATTTTCGATGACATTTTCAACAGCATAAATAGCTTTTCTCTGTGATTTTATATCCATTGTAATTCCCTCCTTTTAGATGTGTGGGGGCTGTTGGGGTATCGCTCTGCTGCGTGTTCCAGGGTGATTAACCCATCCCCGGTAGCCCCACACACATTGTCCTTGTTCGTCTAAGACCAGCCAAGGACGGCATTTTGGGGGAGGTAACTATTATAAAATTTTATTAAGCAAGGATTCTTCAAAAACTGACAGCACTGGCCGATAAATGCTTTTGCCGCCAATGTTCCCCAGGGTTTCATTTATAAAAGCATTTGTTCTGGGAATGTCTCTTAAAATAGGCATCGTGGACACTTTTCTTTTCAGTGCCTTTCTCGCCCTTCCCTCCGCAATGTGTCGTCCCTTTTTCTTCATAAAAGAATCAAGTTCTGAACAAATCGCTACACCCCTTGCCCATTCTTTTTCGTTTTCTATGAGGCACACGGTTCCGATTGGCTTGCCTTCCGAGGTTGCATAGTAAAACTTCTTATTTTCTTCCATCCTTCCCCTCCCTCTCTTTTTGCTGTAAAAATTCCGCGTACTCTTTTGCGTCTTTTATGTCGAAAAATCCCGCCACATTTCTATCTCCTGCAATTTCCACGTAGATATTGTTTGCCATTTCGGCATGATCAATAAAAATATACACCTCTCCGTCGGTGGGCGCATTATCAGCAAATTCAGTCATGTTGTTATAGATTTTCATTCTTCTCTTTTTCTTCTCTAATAGGTTTCTTCATTAAACAAGCTCCACCATTCGTTACATTCTTCCGTAAAATTAAAAGAAGAAATCGCTGGCACGGGGATTTCCTTTTGACGCAATGTTGCCAAAATACATGCCGGACAACCTTCGGTGGCTTCCCGCAGTTCTCCCATTTTTTCTTCTACCTCACCAACATTGGTCAGTGTTAAAATATCATCATTCTCAATTATATTTGGGTTTGGCAAAATAACCAACAAATCGGACATTTCCCGTTGTTCTAAATTACGCATTGCACACATTCGACAAGCCCTGTTCGGGTTCATGGTACATGCTTTTTCATGCCTTGAAATTGAGGCGGCAGAGCAATTGGCTTTTTTGCAATGTTCACAATAATACCTATTCACCCTCTTGGTTATCATTGCCCCTCTCTTTTTCTTCTTTGACGAATCGGGTTAATAGAACCGCCGCTGCGCCCCTGCACTTTGATTTGCCTGACAAATAGTTGGTTATTGTGTCCTCGGTCACTCCAAGGCGAAAGGCCGCTTCCACTGTTGACCAGCCCAATGTTTTAAGGGCTTGTTGTACTTCTCGCGGTTTTAGTTCCATATTGGTTCCTTTTTATCTATGTCTTTTACACAATTCCTTACACCATGAATCTTGCCAATCGGTGCGCCGTCCGTACTTTCTGTGCAATGTTGTCATTTCTGATAGGTTGTCAGCACAAATATCGTCCCAAATATCATGCCATATACAATCATAGCGCACTCCCTTGGGTGGCTTCCACTCAAGGGCATCGGCGTGAATGATAGACAGGCGCTTGTCGTTAGTAAACGTGGGGGCTACAAGACTAATTACATCTTGCGATTTTTCAATAACAGTGATATTTTTTACTTCTGGTTTCTTAAGAAGGGCGACCAATACCACTCCCAACCCAAGCCCATTAATTAATATATTGCCCTTGGCCTTATAGATAAAAAATCGGCAGTCAGAAATTTCCATCGGAGTATTAGACATTATGGTTGCGCCGCCCCGTTTAAGCCTTTTATATGTTCCGGGAGCAATGGATCGTGTGCTAAAGCTAAACATAGCCCTCATGTTTGCAAGGTCAGCATCTTCTTTTGATACCTCAAAGGTTTCAACTGACCAACCTCCCGATTTCCCATCTGGCACATTAACATCTATATTCATAAAGCCCTCCTTATTGTTAAACACAAGATAAGCTACCCCAACCCAAATAGCAACCCCAATACAACCCGATTTCAGCCATTCTCAGGAAGTCTTCGCTAATTCTTCCCGAAAACCTCATCCCGAAGTATTAAATCACCCATTTTATCGATTTGTGCATAATATATGAGCAACAAGCTTGGTTGTCGTGCATAAGGCTGGAAATATTAATTACAAGACTCCCCTTGACAACACCCACGTTCTGTGCCTACTATATTGTAACAGCTCAACTGAGTATTGAGCATTTTTGATTTCCTTATGTTAAAAGGCTGTTGCGGCCTAACTCCAGGCGAAAACCCTTTTTTCTGATCGGAGCCTCCTGGGGGCAATGCAACCCGATCAGAAGATTGGGTTTTTGTGTTTTGGGGGAGTGTGTATGCTAAACAAACAAGGACAAGACAAGATTGATTGGACAGATTGGTCGGCAAATCCAATAAGCGGTTGCCTCCACGGTTGCGATTATTGTTACATGCACCGAATGGAAAAGCGGTTTCCTGGGATTATGAAACCAGCATTTCATCCTCACCGCTTAGATGATCTCAAGAAGCTCAAGAAGCCTTCTAAAATATTCGTAGGATCATCGGGCGACATGTGGGGTGCATGGGTGCCTGACGAATGGATTGAGGCCGTTCTTGATGTGGTTCGGCATTGCCCACAACATATTTTTCAGTTCCTTACTAAGAACCCGGTGCGCTATGGTGATTTCCCTCCACTTCCTAATGCTTGGTATGGCACAACGGTTGATGGCACCAAGCGTACCAAAAACAACATTTCATTGTTGGTTCAGGGCATACAACCATGTTCGGCAATTCGGTTTGTGTCGTTTGAGCCCTTGCTTGCCCCAGTTGTACCCGATCTTTTTGGTATTTCATGGGCGATTGTAGGAGCAAATTCAAACCACGGAGCCAAGAAACCACCCGATAGGTGGGCCAATCAGATTATTGACAATGCCCACTATTGGGATTGTGCTGTATGGGTCAAAGATAATTATAAATATAATGAGCGAATTAAAGAATTTCCAAAAGAAGGTTCTTAATTAGGTTCCATACTGCGTAAGCGGGGGCATATATGTATTCACCCATTACTATTTTATTAACAATGATGCGGCTTTTTGGTAGACGAAGCCCGAATGTGGTCGTGCAGCCTGTGACACAAGATAAGGGACTCTAATTCCCGCACGGCCCTGCTGGATAAAATATCGGGGTAAACACCGCCTCGTGGTTATTAAACGCATCTAACCAAGAAATTCACAGGAAATCGGCTGGAAACGCGAACCGTCTACCTGTAGGTGTCTCCAAAATGGTAGTAGTTCCAATTTAGGAAATTCCACCAACGCTTCACAGGGGCATATGATTAAAAGGAGGGGGAATGAAAACCAAGAAAGACATCGAAAACGCCTTAGATAAGTTGCCACCAACGGGTGAAACTAAATATCCTGCAATGACTTATGAACAAGGAGCTGAAGAGGCCCTACTTTGGACGCTTGATGAGCCAGAGACATTAGGATGGATGAAAGATTGGACACATGAAGAATGAGGAGCTACCATGAAAAGGGCAGCCCTATGTGTTTACGGTCAGGTAGCGATAAAGGGGAATCGAATAATAACACCAGAGGAAATGTTTATTAGAAATGAGGACATTTATCTTTAGGAGGGAATTGTGAAAACAAGAAAGGCAATAAAGGAATGCGCAATATGGTTGGCCTATTGTTTAAAAATAGGATGGCCCAAAGACACATTAGATGGATTAGAAAAAACATGGTGGGAATATCACAAGCCAAACGGAGAATTAATCCCTAATCCACCCCACTAAAAACCTCATACTCTTCGTAAATCTCCGCAAGCTTTGTCGCAAACTCAAGCTCAATACTCTTGTCCGGTGTATCAATAAAAATTTCTTCAGTGGTGGGACTGACAGAGAACGGAACGTGATATTTAGCGCATAGCTCAGAAACAGCGGTGAGTAGGTTCTTTTCAACTTCCTCTGCGCTGGGTAGTTCTTCTCTTAGTTCAGGGGGAGTAAACATAAATAGAGGGTTCATATCCTCACTCCTTATTACCAGTAATCTCCTCGTAAGTGCTTAAAACCTTAAAGCGATGAAAATATCCCCAAGCCCATCGGACCACCCAGTATTTTATGTATCTCCGCCAATATGGATTGCCCCTTGATGCCATAAGCTCAAGATAGACATCGGCAGCTATCTTTTTAGAAACAACAGGCACAGAGTCTTTCCGGCAGAGGTAGTCGTGGATACACCCCCCCCTCTTTGATGTGTTCGCACACAAAGCATAAACAATGGGGATGCGCGGGACCGACTCAAGGTCGAAGACAAAGCCTTCCGGAACTTCTATTACTTCATCAATAACCATACTTGCAAATCTAAATGGTTCTGTCAGCTTCACGAACTTATTGTCTATCGCTTGGTAGACTAATCTCATTATTTTATCCCCCTATCTTCTCTTTGATCTGGCCGTGATATCTAACGCTCGGCAAAGACGCATGAATGAATCTTGCCCTTCCGTTATGTTTCCGGTATAATATCAGTTGACCTGTCGCATGGGGCAAATTGAACTTTATCCAATTAAAGACATGCTCGGTTGCAATTCTGTCCACGCTTCCGTCCTCTGCCTCCACATAAAAATCAACCGCCATTGTTCGGAGATGGTCGGAATCTGTTGACCCAGGGATTAAACTATTGAGCCTAATGTTTCTACTCCACGAAGTAGCAATTATGGGTTTTTTGATATAATTACGTGCTGGCTGAAGAACCGTATATATCATAATGGCTACAAGTTGTTCTTCTCTCCAATCAAGATGGATATCAGCAGCCACTTCTGGATGATCGGCAGATACTACGGCTTCATGGAACGCGAAATTACTGTGCGGTAGCATTACAGCGTTGCTTTTCATAGTATTCCCTCCTCCCCACAGATTTTCTCCAGCTTCTTTACAAGCCGCCTGCTCTCAAACAACATGACCGGAATATTTCTTTTTAAAAGCATGGGGTTTCTACAATATCCTGAATAGCACATTCCAATGGTCAGCATTGAATTCCCAATTTGATGTTTGATTTCATCAGCCTCGTAAGCACGGACATTTTTCATTGCGCCCTCCTTATTTAAAGAAGAACCATTTCCCCATCATTGCAAAAACGCCACCAACTATGCCGCCTGTAGCTGCAAATCCATTGTGGAGCCACTTGCGCTTTTCAAGCCTAAGAAGACACTCATAAACTATCCCAAGCTTTGCCTGTGTTGATTCTAATCCGTCAAATTTTTCTTGGCTCATCATTCCGTTCGGCATACATCACATCCTTACATTCAAAGAAAACACAGTGGTTAGTTCATTGTTTTCGTCCACATGAGAGATCGATCGGTATTCATCCTCAACCTTCAACTTCAGCCCAACAATATCCGTCAGCGCATATCTCAGGCTTACTTCACCCTTTAAAATATAGTCAGAAAATCGCTCGATATTCGGCTGATAAAACCCAACAAAGACAAACCCAAGAAGCTTCCAGTTAAATTTCAGCTTTGGCCTTACAGAACCCCTAATAAGCTGCTCAGAGGACTTTTCCTGAAATCGTGTGTAATGAGATAGAAGACCAGCCGATAAGCTACCAGCAACCTTGTCCGTGAACCGTTTTCTCCATTTCGGGCCACCGCCAATAGAGTTTTCAAATTCCAGACCAATCGCGTCATTATATCCGGCTTCCTCGAAAAACCAGAGGGATAGCCAGTCGTTAATTTCAGGATCATATCCACATCGGAGATACCCCTTCTCTTCAGTTCTGGTTTGGTCAACTTTTGCATATCGAAAATTGCCAGAGAAATAGCTTGTGTCTCCGTACAACTTAAAGGCCGCTGAAAACGCAGACGAATTCGTTGTGCTGGATACCGTTGCCAAGGACATATCAATCTCGGTCTTAAATGTTGGCTCAATCGTAACAAGATAGGTTTCTGCGTAGCTATTTGTCACACAAAATGTCACTAAAAAGAGTAACGATATTAAGGTGGTGATTGATTTATACTGTTTCATTTGTCATCCTTTATGGCGACCATGTACTAAGGGGAAGATTCCACGGTGTAAACACCCTCTGCGATTGATAACATCCGATATTATATGGTGGCCTGACATGCCTACCCCTCAGGTCTACGGTATCTGTCGGCGTGGTTCCGGCTCCCACACATGGATCGTTCCATTTCAGCCTATAATCTGACGCTGAATAAAAGCTGAAAGTCTGGCTAAATAGACAATTCGTATCAGTTAGAGTGCCACCTGCCGTCTCTATCGTGGCCTTGGATTCCGCAAATGCACAGTTTGTGGCAGTCAGGGTTATCCCATTGGCAAGTTCAACCGTACCAGATACCGCTACATTCGTGGCTGTGGTGGTTGCATCAACATCGAAAGTGCCACCTATCGTGACGTTCTTCACCGTTGCTGTAGCCGTAGCCACTTGCAGCGTATCGCCTGTAGGGATAAGACTCATGGTAAGCGTGTCGCCAGTATTCAATACAATCGTGCTACCAAAGATCACCCGTGAGATAGTGTAATAATCGCCGAAGGTGAGATCGTTTGTCCAAGCAAGGCCATTGCCATTGATTATAATTTCGTTGCCGCTTGAGCCGTCGTAGGCACTTAAATCAACGGCTCCTGCTTCTGCTATCGCCGTGGTGTTTTCAAGATTGTCGTTTGCTACCGGATAGCTCCCAGCTGCAAGCCAAGCTGTGTAGGATGTGTGGGTTTCGCCAGTGCCGATTTCTTTGGGGGTGGTTGAGGGGTAGGGGATTGTGATTACAATGCTTCCCAAATCCGTATCGGGCAAAGTAGCATTAAGCATATTATCGTACGGATCAACCATATAGGAATCTGCCTTGAAACATTCCTCGCTTCCGCCATCAGTCTCGGCAGCCGTAAAGCCAGAAGTATCTACCCCAAAGGAAAACGAGGTTGTGTCTATAACCGTTATCTGATAGCAATTATCCTCAATTTCTGTCATTTCCCCTAATTGATTAAAATACACATAATCATCTGTGCTTAATCCATGTGCGGCTGCTGTAGTTGCGACTCCTGGGTTTGCTTTTGTTATTGTAGTGATAGCAATGCTTGAACCAAGGCCAAGGTCGAAACTTGAAGTGGCATTGACCTGGAAGTCTGTCGTTCGTTCTCCTGTCCCGACAATATAGTTCAGCTTTATAATAGTCGTAGCTCCTGAATTATCATAACCGGCATATACCGTTGTCCCCGTGTCGGCAGTTAGCGGACCGGGCTTGACAGTGAGATCGGGCGTTGAGTCTGTTCCTGGAACTTCAACGGATAGCTCTTCGTCACATATAAGGCAAAGAGGAATAACATCCTCGGAGGCTGTATAGGTGATGGATTTATCTGTCACGCAAGTATTTGCACCAGCATCCCACCAGCCCATGTCGGTGATCGTGGGACGGGTTGTATCGGTTGTAACGGTATTCTCTGGGGCGCCTTCGACGATAAAAGCATTAGGGTCTTTTTGATTATTATAAGTTGCAGTTAACCAATCAGAAGATCGAAGGGCATTTGAGACACGCATTTCGTCTAAAGCATATGCGTAATAAGTAGAGCCCCATCGAGCTATTTCAAAATTCTGCCCTGTATTTGAAATGTCCTCCGCACTAAAACTGGAAATGCTCTCTGTTCCATCTGCACCAAAAGATCCTCCACTATCCGAATAGAAAGTAGCGTTACCATCTCGATCATGTGTTACAGCAACAAAGTGCCATGCACTATCATCTAATGCCAACGCATCGTTTGAGTCTGTTGTTAAACGAGTTACATCCCCATCAGCGATAAAACTCTTTAAATCGTCTGTTGTATTATTATAAGTAAACTCATATCCTTCAACTCCCGCATTAGTAGCCCCTTTTTCAATAAATGATTTATTTGTATCAGCAGCTATTTTTATCCAACAAGACATTGTCCAGTCATCAAGGCCCATATCCAAAGATGCACTATTCCCCGCATTTATAAAATCAGCATCACCATTGAAGCCTATAGCCCCACCAATTTGCCCTGTTTCTCTCGTTGAATCTCCGTCCGCATCTGTTAAGGTTCCATCATTATCATTAGCAGTAGAATCATAATATACTGTTCCGTTCCCTGCATCCGCTTCCTCAAAATTCCATGCTGCTTGGTGCCCGGCCCAGACAGCCTCAGAGCCATATGCTGCATCTGCCGCTGGCTGACTTTTGCCGGTAGCGTTATAATACACCCAAATGCTTGTGTCGGATGCCCCTAACACAGAAGGAGTTTTAACGTGTATTTCAACTGTTGGAGTGGCCCCTTGAGAAAAATCAACGATTTCGCAAGCCAGCCTATTTGATCCCGCCGAATCAGTAAAAAACCGTAAGTCTCCACCATCTGCTTGTGCTTGATTTGCGGCGTAATCTGCATGGTCGCTATCAATCATTTCCTCTGGTAGCGTAGCAGCCGTAATCAAAACAGGAAAGCTTGATAGATTCCCAGGAACTTGACCATTTTGAATAACCAATTCACACTTTCTGCTCCAATCGGACGAAGGAGGAGGACTACCAGAGACAATATACTCATAAGCTCCTTGATCAGCATCGGACCCTTGAGGCCTCACAGTGCCTATTATATCTGTGCTTGGATACCCACTTGCACTTCCAGCATCTTTTGCTGGAGAGGTATCAGTTAGGGAAAAATCATCATTCTCTAAATCAGTAAAATTATTTGCTGCACAAGCATTTTCCAGATTATTAGTCTCTGTGCAATCGCCAGTAGTACAATCTACATACTCGTCGCCAGGACTACAGATAATATTATCCCTTAAAATCCCTGTACTTCCGTCCCACCCTCCTACGTAAATGCCATCACTGTTTGTGTTTGATATAGTATTCTGATAAAGAGTTCCTACAACCCCTGACCCCAAGACTGACATACCATAACGCCCTTGACCGTTCATATCTACAACATTATTATAGGCATACGGCTCCGCTACAAGGGCATCATAGCGAACAAATACAATTCCATCGCCCCTTCCACCTTCTTGGGGGTCTGTAATAATACATTTATTGTTATACACTTCCCCAAAGAATGGACTATCACATACAATACCAGCCGCGTGCCCAAGCTCCTGCACATACCCAAAGTTTTCAACAAGATTATCATGGATACTATTAGTTCCATAAATAGCCATTCTCAACTGTATTCCATCCCACCCAATTCTGTTCAAAATATTATTATAAATTTCAAAATCCTCAAGAAATAAATCCTCAGTCCCCCCGAGGTACATACCCTCATGGCCTATATCAAGCAAATAGCAATCATGTATCTTCCAACCAGTTATTGTCCCACCAGTACCTACCTCAACCCTTACATTGATTGCAGTATAGGTTGTATTGTCTACCTGAACATGATGTACCTCTACATAACTTGCATCTTCACGTGGCCCACCAGACCTAATACCTCCCCCAGACGTAGAACCAGTAAGACGTATCCCATAAGTCTCACCACCAGAGTTTGTATCCCCATCAATTATCAAATGTTCACAGTCAACTATATACATACTGCTATTCACAGTACCGCTTATCACTGCCTGACTACCAGAAACATTACGAATTATGATTGGATTTGCAAGTGTTCCAAACAGGTCTGTCAAATACAAACTATCGGTGCCAGAGGGAAACTCTATGACATCACCAGGTTGACAAGTACCATCACAGAATGTGTCTCCATCAACAGTGGTATCCCCATCATCGTCCCAAGTTACCGTGTACGTTCCTGCACTTGCCACCGAAGCCATCAGGCACAGGCAAAGGGCTACAATGGTGGCTGTTAGTATTTTGGTTTTTCGGGTGTATCTCATTTGGTTATTCCTTCAAAAACTTTTTAATCGTTTCCGTTCTTTTCTTTTCCAACTGTAAAATCCGTTTAGTGTTGGCCGGAGTTTCTTCTTTGCTTTTTAAGCGATTGATTCTTTTCCTAAGTTTATTAAGCTTACCTTGGAGCCTGTTTATTTTTCTTAATTCACTCAATTCTTCTTTGTATTTAACCCTAAATTCAGACTTGTTTTGAGATATTGCCAACTTATCTTTTGTTTTATTTAATTTAGCTTTTCTCTTTCTAAACCGCCTATCCCACAAATCTTCTCGCTTTAAAGAACCCCTACCGAAATGCCAATAAGCAAGCTTGCCTATCAACGGAACAGACCCCAATACCTCTAAGCCCTTTTCATCGCCAGCAGTTATTATGTCCTTGCCAGCCGCATCAACAAATTTAACCGGAAACAATATTTGTCGTGTCAGGGCAGATCCAACCCCCTCGGTTCTTGCTTTCCACGTAACAAACTTGGAAACTCCCATGAGTCTCAGAAAATTATCAACCATTCTGTCGCTGAAATCTGTTTTTCTTCCGAGTATCCAGTCTTTCAGTTCGTCAGCCCCGGCATTTGCAAGAACAAAAAACGATGCAAGCCGGATAAAGTTTTTCATTCCTTCAATCTTCTCAGCCCTATCTCCCTTTTTGATCTTGTTGTATGCTTCGTTTCTAAACGCATCAAACTGTTTCAGTGTAAATGTCTTGAGCATATAGAACAATCGCCCATTGCCACCCTCAAGATACTTTTGAGGCATTTCAGATAATGCTACAGGCTGAAAATCAAGAAGTCGGCTGTAGACAAGAAGTTTTACATTGTCTGTTATTTCGTTGTTTACAAGATCATCAATAACGCTATCGGTTTCAGCCTCAAATATTGGATGCAATTTCTTTTTAAGTTGCGCTGGATTCTTTCGGGCTTGATCTTGATATTTCTCATGGGCCGTATTGAGCAGGGCTTCTTTCCCGATGGAATCTATCTTCTCCAACCCAACGGCCTTAAACACCCAAGACACCGCATTGCCCAATGTGCCAGAATCCGCAAACTCTTGAGCAATACGCTCAACGCCAACATCTTCCTTGGTAATCCTTGATTTGCCCTTGGCAGACCTGTAGGCATATTTTAAAGTTCGGATAAGACCGCCCTCATAAGCAGCCCATGCAAGATCGCCAATTTGAGTTAATGCCGATACCGGAGAACCCATTGTGTCGATATAAGAGAGGTTCTTATATGCCTGCAAAACCCCCTTCATGCCACGTTCATGAAATCTTGCGTTTAGAATCTCATTAACTATCCGTTCATCTTTTGCGCCTATTTCTTCGTTGGCAATAAGCTCCGAAACATAAGTGCCTATATTGTCTGTATAATCACGCTGTAAAGCGTACCTTTCAATATAGGCCGTGTATTCTTTTTCAAGCCCAAACCACGTATTCCATTTTTGTTGGAGCTTTTCTCGCTCTTTTGCGGAGATATCGCCACGCATTTTCTTCTTTAACTCTCGCATTAACGACTGTGCATTGTGTAATCTTCTCCGCATTTCAGCTACTTTTTTAGGAATCTTGCCGAAAAACCGCCTTGCTTCAATGCCCTTTCTCATACTGTGCATGTGGTACATTAAAGCGGCATCTGAATCCATATAATATTTATTGAGATAAGCCGGAATCTTCTTTAGTTTACGGGTTTTTGTTGCGCTTATTCCTCCAAGCCCTGTTCGGCCTCCGATAATCATGTTGGATATAATGTCGGCCTTCATGTCGGGTGTCATTTCAGCTATTGAAATCCCAAGCTCAACCGCACGCTCTTGTATTCTTCGTGAATATATAGGCCATTCCTCGGCCTTGCCTATTGCAGTTAAAAAGCCTCTTGAGTCCTTTAAAATCCTTGGGGCGTATTCTTCAATTTCGCCAATTTCCAAGCCAACATCTATGGCTTCTTTTCTGAGGCCATCAAGAACCTTGCGATATGCCATGTATTCTTTTTGCATAGCATACTTGGTAATTAACGATTCAAGCTTTCCAAGATCTGAATTTTTCCTTGCAAGATCCCAATCGGCATAATCTGCCCTACTCATTTTCTTGGCTTTCTTGAGAAGTGGCAGAACAGCCTTGGTGTTAGCCGCAAATCGTTTGTTAATATCAAAATCAAGCCTCCGCAACTTATACTTTAATTTTGGGCTGATATTCCCAAGCCTTGTGGAGATTGCCCCCAAAAATTTGTCTACACCCTCTGCGATCTCTGACTTGACCCTACGAGCATTAGTCGCCACTGCTAACTTTATATTTCGAGCATCTTTTCTGTTTGCTGTATATTCTGCTTCCGTTGTTGGTGCGGGTCGCTCCTTCTTTTTAATCACCGCCAACACTTTCTGTACGCCAACGCTCGGTTTCTTGACAGCAGGCTTAACAACTGGCTTTTCCTTGGGCTTAACCTCTACTTTCGGTGGCTTTGCCTTGCCTTCTATAGTGATAGCCCCACGCTCGCTTTTTAGTGCCTTCTTGGCCATCCGAAACACTCTCTCCATTGCACGCCTGATTTTCTCCCAAACATCAGACAGAACGGACTTCATCTGCTTGGCAAACTTGGTATAGGTATCATGGCCTTGATTGATTACGTCCTTGCCGACAATTACCAAATCTTCAAGGACTGCTGGGCCTTCTTTGGATTTCAGGGAGAAGGAACCACGTTGTTCTTTTAGCTTGGATTTTAGGCGGGTTTTGGCATCCGAGACAGGTTCCGTCTTGACAACCTTTGTCTCCCCCGGCCAAACATCAATATCATCCTTCTCAAGCAATACCTTCTTGCCATTCGGAAGCGTGACTTCGATCTTGCCGAACTTCTTACCTTTCCGTGTGATCTCACGGGCTGTTATAATCGGTCTCCATTGGCCTTTTACCCATGCACGTCCGGGCTTTGGTTTTTCAGTGGCGGTAACGGTTTCTTTGGCACTTGGGGCCTCCTTTGGTTTTAGATCTGGATATTCTGCGAGGACTTCTTTGGGGACTGGCTTGCCTTCGGAGAGAGCTTTTTGGACAATAGCCCTGTGTGGCTTGTCTTTAATTTCAACATTTACCTTTAACGGTTTGCCAAGGATTTTACCTGCATACCATCGATGATATCCATCATCAACCTTAAATTTTCCATCCTCAAAAATAACATCTATTGGTTCAGACAAGTCTATGGTTTTGGCCCATTTGTTTTTACTTAAACCACTCTCACGTTGCTCCCTAACAACATCGTTATAGTCATCTTTCCACTTAATATTAAGTTTTTCTGGAGATAATGTTGTTATGTCTTCTCTTGCAAAGCCAAAAGCTGCACGATCTGTTTCTTCTATGCTCATCTCAGCATATTCACGACTTCTTGCCGTCATCTTCCAAGGCTCTTTCGCCTTCTCAGCAACAGGGGCGTTCTTGGATTCAGGCTTGACCTTTCTTGCTTCTCGCTTTTCAATAACCCGTTGCTTGGCCTTGGCTTGTTCAGAAATTCGGGTAATGTCTGTTTTTGACGTTTTGTATCCTTCCGGTGTTACCCATCCGCTGTCAAGCACATCCACCGGATCAACCTTGGCCTTTTCCATCATTTGAACATGCGTGGATAGCCCCCTATCAAACAAAACTGTCTTGTCTTTTAATTGGAGAGCAGGCCAATTTGTATCTGTTGGCAGCGTTGTTTTGCCCTTTATAAAAGTTTCAGGCTTAACCGCTACTTCTCCCTCTGGAAGTACAGCCGCACTCTCAACCTCTTTATAAATCTTCTCATATTCAGCCAGAATAGGCTTGAGCTTGGCCCTACGTTCTTCCTTTGGCATCCCCTGTGCATCAAGATCGGCCTTCAACCTTGCCATCATCTTCGAGGGATTCATCCAATCCTCAAGAGCCTTCAATCCATGTTCTTCTACAATCCCCTCAAGTTCTTTCTTGACCCCCTTATTCCCTTCAAGAACACGCTGTTTAATCTGACCCATGCTTTCGTCATTGACCATTGTAGCATCTTTAATCTTTGATGCAGGGGTATCGGATGTAGGTTTGGGCTGATAGCCACCCCTCTGCACACTTCCAATTATCGGAAGCGTATCAAATTCATCAACCTTTATAGTCTGGCCGTCTTTAAGTATAAAATTCCCTTCTGTATCGCGTCCTACAACTTCATAGGTGTCTGGCTCTCCTGTAACACCGGATTCAACCTTATCGCCACGTCTAAGGTTCAAATCTCCTACCCTTTTAGAAATTCCAACCGTTTCCATTTCAGCAACAGCAGCTTTTTCTCCTTCTTCTTCAGACTTTTTTACATCTCGTTCAACAAGATATTCTTGAATTTCGGGAGCATATTGCTTTCTACCTTCTTCGGTTTTGAGTAGTTCAATAAGATCATCACCACCCTCTATGTCATAGCCCTCGGCCTTAAGGCTTGCAGCTAAATCATCAACAGGAACACCTTTCTTTTGGCGAATTACCCGTTTCAGGTCGGGATATTGACGCATTTCAGAGACATTATATTCTGGCCCAAGTTTTACTCCACCCCCCTTTAAAATCCGGGAAACTAAATTTTGTGGTCCTGTCAGCTTTGGTTCCTTTATAGCCTCTTGCATTTTTCTGAACTTCTCAGCTTCCATTGCCTCACGCTCAACCGCTTCGGCTTCTTGGATACGTTCAGGGGATACAGTTTCAACCATCTCAGCACCAGAAGGCCCGAATTCTTCCCGTGCAAGTTCTTCCCGCATCTTGGCCCTTGCAGTCTCAGTAGCAGCGGCCTCATAGACTTCTGGCTTTACCGCTGGTTCAGCCCGTTCAATCAAAGCCTGAATTTCATCCACAAGGCCCATTTCCTGAATCTCAGGAGTTGCGATAGCCTCTTGTAAGTCAGCAACGGAAAGTTCGCCAGATTCAAGGCCGGTTCTTATGTTGTCGAGCATGGTTTGTTTTTGGGTGATCATGTCAGTTGCTACTTGTGCTTCTTGTTCGGGAGTGATCTCTGCTTGAGGTTGTCCTGTAAATATATTAAACCCTGTACCCATTGCAAACCCAACCAGAGTACCAGTTGCCCCCGCTTCTGGAACATTTTCCAATAAAGGCTTATCAAGGGCGGCATTAAGCCAAACCTGTTCTTGCATTGACTGCGGTAGTTCTTCAAAAAGCCCCTCTGAGAGACCCCCCCCGATGATTCTTTTCATAATGCCAACGCTCGTAACATTACTTCCGCCAGCCAAGAATGTATCTACGTCTACTATTCCTAATTTTTGAGCAACTCGGCCACCGACAAGGGCAAAAACTCCTGTGCCAAAACCAGATGCAACAGGGATTAATGACTCTTTAATGGTTAAAAGGCCATCTGGTGTTTGTTGTCTAATTTCTTCAGCCGCTCCGCCAGCACTGACGAGACCTTCGCCGATTGCTCCCGCTACTAATGGAGATGACACCACACCTTTTGCCAACAAGGCCCTTGCTCCCGCTGCACCACCTAACATTAAGGGTGCTGATTCGACTACAGCATGACCAATGGTACTTGGGTGTTGCAGCATGGCCTTTCCCTTGCCGATAAAACCCCTTGCCCTTCCAACTTCTTCAGTTGCAGCTTTTTGTGCTGGAGAATAATATTGTCCCAAAAATTCTTTTGTTGCTTCTGGGTCATAACCTAAAGATTCAAGCGCCTTTCCAACATGTCCCAACGTAGGAATATCAGCCAACCCCACCGCCGCTTCCCCAAGCCCAACCACACCCCTGCCAGCTGATATAGCAACGTCTTTTAATGTCCCCCCAACTGTCCTGCCTGGAACCTCTTCGGGCGACGGGACTCTTAAATTAGTATTGACAAAATTAGCAACAGTACTCCGTTGTTCAGCTTCAGGCAGACCACGAAACTCATCGTCACCATATTCATCGGCAAAATAATCGCCTACGACTTGCTGTTGTCTCTGCGGTGATAATTGCTGAAACTCAGAATCTTGCAGCCAACCTTGAACATTTTCATCAAATTCGGGCATATTAGAATTCTCCGCCTGCTCCGCCTGTATAATAGTCTTTCCAGTTTTTTAATTTGGTGGTACGTTTTTTCACAGGAACCCTTGGGGGCAATATCTCTTGCTCCATCGCAAACTCTTCCAAAGTAGTTGCCTCTGTTTCTCCATCATATTTGGCTTGCCTAAAATCTTTGCTCAGATTGCGTCTTTGAGTCGGAGATAAATCGGCAATGGTTTTGGGTCGGATGGGAAGTTTTTCGGTTACGCCCTTCAATGGCCCCTTAAAGCCAAGCGCCATCTTTTTCCCTTTGGTTGTAATCCCAAAGTAATTTCCATCCTTATCTTGCTCAATGGCATGCAATTTTGGAGACAGTTCTTTAATCAGTTCAAAATTATTCATCAACATTCTATTAGTAGTCTTGATGGTTGCAGTTCCACTTTCATTGATTTGCGTTCTATCTCCTGGCAACCGTTCAATAAGCTCCCTTGTTGCATCCTCGCCAATTATATCTCCTAATACATCAAAATCCACTTCAGCATTAAGCCAGCCCTGCTTTTTTTCCTCCTCAGAAACTTGGATGTTGAGCAATTTCATCTTTTGTCCATGTTCTTCGGTTTCCATCCCAAGGCGTTCTTTCTGCATCCCAAGCCCTGTCATACGAGCCTCATGGCCTAACTGCATGGTTTCTCTCTGAAGTCCTGCCTGTGCCCTTCTTGACAAGCCACGCTCAAGAGTTCCACTTATTCGTCCAAGTTCTTCTCGTACTGGTCTATACGGATCACCATATGGCATTAGAATATCTCCTTATTAGAAGCCAAGTTTGTCGCCCCAGTCTTTAATTTTGTCCCTAATTCTTCGGGCTTCTCTTTTGGCTTTATCTCTAACCCTTCTTGCTTCGTCAGCAGCTTTGCCAGCCGTTCTTTTTGCTTCAGCGGCTACTTTATCGGCTTGTAGCTTATCAGCAATTCTTTTTGCCTCTCTTGCTACCGACTCGGTTTGTCCGCCTACGAGACCGACACCGGCACCCGTTGCAATTCCAGGAATTACTCCGGGAACGCCACCTGCGAACATACCATATCCAGCACCAAACTGTGCGCCCCTGGCTCCATGTCGAACCGCCGGAATATCACTTCTTCTTGACCGATAAAATTCCCTTCTGATTCTTGGAGCTTCAGACTCAAGAACTCCAACTGCGGCTCCCGTTGCAGCACCAACGCCTGTGCCTATGCCTGGAACGACAGAGCCGATTGCAGCCCCTTGTGCGCCCCTGGTTAAAGCCAACTCGCCAGTCTTCCATTCTTTTTTCCCACCAACTTCTCTCTCTGCCAATTCCAAGGCTTTTCTTTTTGTATAGGCTTGGTGTAGGGCTTCAATTCCAGCAACCGTTGCCCCTGCCCCTGCGTATCCAGCAAATCCTGGTCCTGCCGAAACCGCCGGTCCAGGTGCGGCCCCTCCAGCGGCAGGGGTTAGTCCAGTTCTTGCAAGATCGGCGGTTCCTGCCGCACCGGGCAAAAATTCCTTTATTGCCAAAGCCCCCTGAACACCAAGAGATCCACCTGCTATTTGGGTGGCAAGCTCTCCCTGTTTCATGGCTTCTTCTGCCTGTTCCGCTGACAACTCCTGCCCTTCTTCTGCAAGCGTCAAGCCCTCTTCTTGGGTGGCAAGCTCACGTTCTCGCAACCCCTTTTCTCTTTCTGCCGCTTGATATGCTCTCAACCCTGGAATATAGGATTCAATATATTCTCGCATCATCCGTCTATAATCAGGCCGCCTGCCCGTCATTCCAGAAACTTGTCTCCCCATTCGTGGTGGTACATATCCAAATGGCATTTTATTCGCTCCTCATTCCTTTAATTTCGGCTATATATTGTTGCATAAGCTGTCTGTCTCTTTTCGCTGTCTCCTGTTCCTGCCAGCCCTGAAGGCCGGATAGTGCTACGTTCGCAACACCAAGACCAGTAGCCCACGGAGCAAGTTGCTTGCCCTTCTCAAGTTGCTTTCTGCCAATATCCAAGGCCCCACGTTTTAAGCCAAGAGATCGCTTCCGAAGACCAAGCCCTCTTTCAGCCAAGCCCTGTTCCATTTCTCCGACTTGCCCTCTTACCTCTGCCGAAACTCTTGGAGTAATGTAAGACCGCATAGCCCCTGATACGTCCATGTCAGCAGGACTTCTTCCTGTTGCTATGGCCTTCTGTTGCGCTGGCCTCCATACGTCAAGCATGAATCGTTTAAAGTGATCTGCCATAATTTTCTCCTTAGTGCCTACTGCCGATTGTTACTCCGACACGTTCTATGCCATAAAGCAAGCCAAAGGCTATGGGTTCAAATCCATCAGTTTTATCATCCGTCGTACATTCAAACTTGAATTGATGACTCAGGCCCAACTTGTCCGGCACTTGAATGTGAGAACTATATCTATATCCCGTAGAATACATTGGAACATCTGTGAGAGTTGTCCATGTTTCGTTGCCGTCTGAACGATGCTTGACCGTAACAGAATCACTATCGCCCGTATTTTTTGCCTCACATATTAACTGTAAGTATCTTACCCTTGTGATGTCCCACATGGACTTGGTAAGCCACAGGTCTTTGAGCGTAACAGACTGCGCTATTGCTGTCCCATCATATGTCGTTCCATTCTCGTTTCGTCTGATATAGCCATCGGAAAACCCAAGATAGGTATATTGCGCCCCATCCGTGTCCTCTACCATGAAAGCGCACTGAGGATATGAAGGCGGGACTTTCTTAAACCATTTCTTGCGTAACAGGTCATATGCCAGCCAGACATTGTTCGTTGTCTGACCAGAACCAGATGGGATTAAAAGGTTATACTCCTTGAGCAACGGGTCAAAAAATCCAACCGATACATCTATTGCAGCATAATTGACACACCTGCTATCGTTCGGGTCAAAGTAAACCTCCATTCCTTCAATCGGGGCCAAGATAGATCCGTCTGAGATCATAGGCCCAGAGTAGGATAACCACATCGCAATATTTCTACGGAACTCTGCCTCAGTTTCGTACCCAATCTCGCATGTTGCCATCGTAAATGGAGCGCAACAACCAATGGTATCGGAAAGTTGATTCTTGGCAAATGCCCCCTCGCCCGATACCGCATATCCGCTTAATGCCCATGTTTCAGAATTTTTACAAAGAATCGCAAAATTATAAATTGAACTGCCAAAGCGATTGTATAATCCAATACCAGCAATTAACGCTTCGGCACTTCCAAAGTTCAGGGTAGTAGAGTCGCTACCATTATATACATCCGGTAAATCAGCCGCACTGACAAGCACGGATTCTGGGAAACCGTCACGATTGCACAGCAAGACCCTGTTCTGGAAATTTACAGCGAATTGATGGGCTGGAACCTTTGGCGGAGCCGCAATCCCTGTTATAGAATAAACCTCAACTTCAGCATCTAATGTTTGGTCAAATGAAAGATAATAATAATAAAATTCACCCCCACCATTCATGCCTTGAGAAAACTCAGTTCCACGGGTAGGCGGAGTAAAGGAAATTACCCCATTTATTGCAAAGCTGATTGCCCCCGTACTTGTTCCGTCACTTTTCCCAGATACAGCAACCCACGAATCACCGTCCCAATACTTGACAGTAAGCGTAGTTGAGGCAGTCGTATTGTTCTTCCCAGTAACAAATGTAATACCGAACCCTTGCTGTGGTTCAACAAATCCCAATAAAATATAATCCGAGGATGTTTGGCTATCAAAAACAGCCACGGTAGTCGTAACGGGGTCGTTTACTTCAATGGTATAGTCTGTATATACCGTGCTTAAGGATTTTTTACAGGCGGCTACTGGATCGTCTTCTTCTGACCAAACATTTTTAATGGTCTGGAAAGGGGCATCTACCGTAACATACGAAATTGTAGCAGTTCCAGCGGACAACACAAACCGATACCAATAATAAATTCGACCCTCCAAATGTTTCGGTTCAGACGTTGCTTCGGTAGAAGCCCATGTGATTGTTCCAGTCTGAGCAAGTGAGATTCCGCCAGAGGCCGTATTGTCAGTTTCGGTCAAGGCAGACCACGCACTTCCTGTCCATTCGTCAAACTGAATATTGGAGGCGGTATCGTTTGCAGTTTTTACATATATTTTAACTCCTTGAAGGGGACGAACTGAACCAATTACCCCATAAAGATACGGAGTCCCGATGCTTGCAACTTCTTCGCTGGTATCAAGGGTATTTTGAATCTGGTCAGTAAAGTCTCTTTTGTCTGTTACTGCTTCTGCAACTGCGGCAGTTGAAAGCAAAAACGCAGCACATCGGTGTTCCTTTCCGCCCCAAATTAATGATTCTTCTCCATTACAATAAATTACATTGCCTTGGGGAGCGGAAGAAAAACGGCCTTGCGTTACAGTCGTTGGGTCAGTATAAAGAACAGTATCATTAAAATTGCCTTGATCGGGAATAGCGGTTTCGTTATAAAAAATCACAGAAACATTAGAATCGTTTTCGGATTGTACCAACACATACGCTTGCGCTGGCTGATCTTTCTTGAAGTAAAATCCGGTTAAAATATTATCATATACATCCCCTGAAAGATTTGAGAT